GTCAACGGCAAGAAGTACATGCATCTGGCGAAGACTTTCAACGTTAAAGGCGGTGCACCTGTCGGCAGCATCGTCACGATCACCTTCCACACCGTCAACTGGTACATTGACAAGAAAAAAGGCCTTCAGTGGATTCGCGCTTACGAGCCGAAGTTCATCGAGAGGCGACCTCAACAGAAGCAGCCTGACAGTGCCAAGGACGTCATCGAGATCGCCCACAAGTTGGAGCTGCTACAGATCAAACGCCTTGAGGAGCTCCACTTGGCCTCCTTCAAGGCTTTCATGGACGACAAGCCACACGCCGCCGTCATGCAGAACCACTACCGAGGACGCTCCGTTCACCTGGATTTCAGAATTGCTGACGCCAAGAAAACCTACCTTCTTGGACTCACCGTCATGCATGAACGTCCAGGCCGCATCAAAGACGACGTCGACTCACTCAAGGAAGCGAAGCGCATCGAGAAGAACTGGGAGTATTACTTCAAGATGACAAACAAGCCGCAGACCTACATTGCATCGCCGAGACGCAAACTGTGGGTCGAGTGGAAGGCTCCCGAGCCAATCGAATGGCTGACTGTCGAAGGCGTAGTTCCACCCGGCAAAGTCGGCGCAACAAAGCGTGAGGCAGGTGTCTTCAGCATCGTTGATCGTCCTACCGTCTACATTGGCACTGTCAAACCGGACTTCGTTGAATTCTTCCTCTATGGAAAGCGCTTCACCGGCCGATGGGTTGTGAGGCTGCTACCCAACCCGTGGATCGACGAGATGCCACGCGAGAAGTTCGTCTGGCTCATGTGGAAGCCTGAGAACCAGATGCCGTATGTTCTGTCCAAACGCGCCGTCGAAAAGCAATGGATGCCTCCGGCCGGCATCAGTGCTCTGCCACCCGAAATTCGCCAGCAGATACCCGAGGAGTACCAGTACTGGAAGGCGAAAACACCTAAGGAGCGCCGCGAGATCCGTGATGCACTTGTCGAAGCCATCCGCAAGGGCAAAGTGAAGATCAAGCCTGTCGAGGTGGTCAGACGTGTCAAGTGACGGGCCAGCTACACGAGCGGATAGTGTAGTCACAGAAGCAGAACCTAAAGTAGTCGTTGCCACTATTCGCGTCTTCCACAGACTCGACTACGTGTACCTTGCACCTCACATTATCCTGAAAGGTACCATCAACATTCCACATACACGTCGAGGACCCTACATCATCCTCAACGGCTGGCAACGCTACAAGCAACTACGCGAACGGTATCCACAACTTCACCATCCCAATTTCTCGCTCATCGATCGGTTAGCCGTCCTAAAGCACAACTTGACATCCCGTCAGATGCTGTCTCATCCTGAAGCTGCCGATCTCCTACTCGAGCTCGTAGAACGAAACCGCAGAACACCACATCAGACACTTCTCGAGTTCCTTGTTCGCGGCGAAATGTTCCGCCAAGCAAGACTTATCAAGATGATGTCGGATAGAAGGTGATAGAAGTGGAATACGAATACGTCGTAAGGCTCGGCAATGAACTGACAGTGATGCGGCTGCCCGAGTCAACAAGCTACCTGGACGTCCACGAAGTGTGGCTCGCAGATGAGCCACCGATAATTGAGCAGCCCGTCACTGTGAAGGGCATCTACCAGCACCAATGGTGGAAAGGACGCAAGCTGATAAGGGTCGGTCCCAGCGAGGAATACTGGATAATCAAGATCGACTGGAAGCCTAACAAACCGCTGATGGCGTTCGTATGCCGCGACGACCTCCGTGCCGCTGACTCAACAAGTGCAATCTTCGAATGGGCCGACCGATCATGGTGGAACAAAGGAGTGAAAGGTCCAGAGTATCTGCCGCCTGGAGGTCCAGGCAATCCGACGAAGAACACGCCTGCATGGATCGAACGGATCGACTCGGGTACAGTTCGCATCTATTCGATGAGTGACATGTTCGGGAAGTTTGACATACGGTTCAAGAAGTTGAAAGGTCACTTCGTGGCAATACGGCGAGATGAGAGATTGAACCTATGGACAATCCGAAGAGAGGAATCGGGTCCTGAGGTGAGAGGATGAAAACTCGGACACAAGATGCAACGGAGGAAGTGAATGAGGTCAAGAATACGGTAAGCAAACAGATCTCGCTAAGTGGCTTCGAATGGCAACGAATCGGCAACGTGCTCAAGATCAAGGGCACGTTGCTTGAGACAGGAGTATGGACCGGACTCGACGGAATACCGACTTACTTCCCGTTGGATGTCATACATGAAAAGTCCCATACAATGGTCGGAAAGCGCATAAAGCGCAGGCACCAAGACACGGATGAGTCCGTAATCGGATTCGTAACAGCCGTCCGCAACACGCCCAAAGGAGCCGAATTCGAAGGAATCATCTTTGATCAGCAGGCCATAGATGAAATCGAGCTCGGAATCGCAAATGGCCTCAGCATCGAGGCCGATGTCATCTGCGATGAAGCTCAAGGTCAAGCCATCGTGAAGGACCTCACGTTCACAGCTGTTGCCGTGGTCGAAAATCCGGCATGCCCGACGTGCCGGATCGAAGCCGCGAGACCTATAAAGATGGAGGTGAAGAAAACGTCTGAGCTGGCTGACAAGCCAACGAGAACAGAGTTCTTCGACTGGCTCAAGGAACAGCTCAAGAATGCCGGCATACCCGACGAGTACATCAGCAAAGTCATCGACGTGTTAAAGAAGGCCATAAAGACACCGTATCCGTACCCGTATCCTTCTCCGGAGGCCTATCCCGGCCCGGAGAAGAAGGAGGCTGAACTGGAAAAGCCAACAAGAGCACAGTTCCTGCGGTGGCTCAGAAATCAACTGAAGAAGGCCGGCATCAGTGCGGACGACGTGAAGAAGGTAATGGACATCCTGAAGAAAGCAATTAAGACTCCGTATCCGTATCCCTATCCGTCTCCTAAAAAGATGGAGGAGGGTGAAATGTCCGAGTTAGAGAAAGAGCTTGAAGAGAAAGAGAGTGAGCTAGAGGCTGCCAAGAGCGAGCTTGAGCAGGCCAAGGCCAGAATCAGCGAGTTAGAGTCAAAGATCAAGGAGTACGAGGCCAAGCTCAACGACTACGAGGAGAAGATCAAGGCGATAAAGCTAGCAGAGATCAAAGCGCTTGTCGAGGAGATCAAGAAGATCGATGAATCATTTGACGCCGAGAAGTTCCTTGAGGGTGTTGAGGACCTCGACATGCGCAAGAAGCTCCTGAAGAACTACCTCGAGAACATCAAGAAGTTTGCAGACATGACGGTGAAGTTGTCAGTGGACGAAGGAGAGTCCGTTGAGGCAAAGGTACAGAAAGTCCTCTCAGAGATGGGTATCTCAGATGTAAAAGCACTCATAGAGGGGTGAGGTGAGAAATGGCACTCGTACAACATGAGGAAAGCGTCTATGTGACCTGCAGTGATGCACTAGACGACTACGGCTACGTCCTCTCCCTACAGTCTTCAGGCAACGCCCACAAGTGCACGAACACTGAGCTACCAATAGGCATCGCGCTGACCAGTACGAAGGATCCAATAACTGGAACTGCCCAGTCCGATCAGAAGGTGGCCATAGTACGCAGAGGCGTTGCCTACGTTAAGCTCGACGACGCAAACAGCTCAATAAGTCCTGGGGACCTCGTCGGCGTATCTTCGACAGCTGGATACGTCGACAAACTAACAGTGGACACAACTGATGCAGAAAGTCTCTGGTCAAGCCTACGAAAAGCAGTTGGCATCGCGCTAGAAAGCAAGTCAGCGAACGCGGGCGGAAAGATAAAAGTCCTGCTACTATTAGGAGGTGTGTAAGCCATGGCAGACGAATACACGAAGATGTTAGCTGAAGGAATCAAGAAGCTTCAGGCGACGACTACGGACGACGCCATCAAACGTGAGATCGTCAAGCAGCTCATCTACAAGAGAGCCGACTTCATCAGTGCAGGAGTCAAGGTAGTCGGCGTACAGCAATTCGACAACCTTGACATCAAATACGCAATGCCCAGTGAGGCTTCCGTTGAGTATCCAGTACCAGAAGGTGCAGGCGCCTCACTAAGCCTGATCGACTGGACCGAATTCACCTTCAGCATGCAGAAAGCCGAAGGCCGCTTCATGATCACTGATGAGGCCAGAATACGGGGCGTCGACAACGTCCAGTGGCAAATCTCAATACGACGCCTCGGTGAGTCTCTGGCCTACGAGAAGGACAAGAACATCCTGGACACACTAATAAACGGTGCAGGGAATACGTTCTCGGCATCAGCAACATGGGACACTGCAACGGCCTCCCAGATAACTGCCGACATCGCCAAAGGACTCAATTATGTGATGTCGGCAAAGGGCGTCGTTGACTCCGACATAAACAGAGTCGCACTTGTCCTGCCAATGAAGGCATGGACAGGGCTTCTCAGAGTCGTCGAGATAGGCAACATCAACAGAAGCATCCGTGACTTCATCGAGGACGGATACGGCATACAGATCCTACCGAGCAAGTACCTAACAACTGACGCGATAATGCTCGTGAAAGGTGCTGAGACAGCAATCCATGCAGTGCTCCGGCCACCTGCAGGCATACCTCTCGTCGAACAGAAGAGACACGAAGGCGTCGGCACAGAGTACATCGTCAGGCAGTTCTTCAACACGAAGGTCATACCTGAGAGCTCCTCACAGACCAGTTCGACCAACAGAATCTGCGTAATCGAGGACGTAGCCAGCTAAGCGAGCTGACCGATCAGTGACGCCTTCCCCTAAGTTCCCCGATTTTTTTTTGTGCTCGTTTAGTCTCCTGTTAGTGAGGTGTCCTCTATGAGTGAGTTCCGCCCGGTTGAGGCCACATTCATTTACACACCGCAAAACGAAGTTACTCTCACCGAAAGCGGCGGCGCTAATCCCACTCACACAAGTCAGGCATTTGATTGTGAGCGTGCACGTACAATCGTCTTGCAAGTCATCCACAACTACGATGAAAGCGAAAGTACCGACCTGGACGTCCTTGTCTATACAAGCATCGACGGCGTCACATTCGACACCGAGCCCTACACAGGTCTTAACATTGGCAGTGACACCGTCAAATCGATTCCCATCTCACCGGGCTTTCGGTACGCAAAGATCTTCGTACGCAACAACGACGCCTCACATTCTACGAAAGTCACAACTAAGCTGTGCGTGGTGACCAGCAAGTGAGACGTCCACTTCTCCAGCCATACGAACTCCTTTATGTCTCACGTTGCGATCACGACTCCTATGTCTTCGTGCCGTATGACGCCACCGAAACCTGTACTCCCGAAGATTACGATCTTACAGGCATCCACAACATTTACTGCTTTTTCAGTTCCGACTTCGTCGAATTTCTATTCCTGTCACGTCCACCTTTCGACTGGTCATACGAGTCGTCAAATGGCAAGATTTCTCGCGCAATATTCGACCTTCGTGCTGGCACACAAGTCTTTGGCGGCTCGCTCTACTTCGACACCAGCAAACTCGAAGACGGAACTCCACGGTTCCTCAACATGATTGTTTCGCTTCTCAAACCGTTCATTTACGAGCTCAGTCTCACAGTCACAGTAGGCGAAACATCTGTAGGTTCAGGTTTCGTCACACGTGGCAAACCGTTCCAGATTTACATAGGTGATGTTTCCGTCGGTCAAGGCATCTTCCCGGTCACGAAGTCATTCGACGTGATGATTGGTGATACACAGGTCGGGGAGGGATCGTGATGAGCATCACACTTCGAAGTGAGCACTTTAAACGTGACTTCGACTACTTGATCTACAAGGATGGAGACTACTACAAAATCCTTAACGGTGACTCGTTGGCCATAGACTATAAGGATGAGGACGCCGCGACTGCCATTGCAAAAGCGATAGAGTATTCGGAAGGTGGAAAGATTTTTCTTAAGAACGCCGAGTACCCTCTTTCTTCTGTAGTCAGCCTAAAGAGTAATATCTTATTAGAATCAGAGGGAAACGCTATTTTAAGAGCTAATAACGACGATGGAGCTTTGAAAGCAGAGGGAGCAGAAAACATCCTCATTAGAAATCTCAAGATAGTCGGCTATGACTATACAAAAGGTATAGGATTGCACCTTAAAGACTGCAATAGATGTCGAATTGAAAATGTCTATTTTGAGGAGTTCAACGATATATGCTATTTGCAAAACACGAATCAGAGCATTGTACAGAATTGTAGTTTAGACGGGCCGGTGGAACCGCTCTGAATGTCGTCGGAGATTATAATAAGGTGGTTGCAAACCATCTGATTGACGGTATTTACTTTGGAATAAATATTCTCGGCAACTACGCAACAATCTCAAACAACTCGATTCACTTCGCAGTATACGATGGCATCAGGCTCTGTGAAGTCTACTATGCCACTATTATCGGCAATGTGATCCGGGACGCCTGGTGTCCAATAACTCCACGCCGTTCACATCATGTCTCAATAATAGGTAATGTAGTCGAATATGCGAGACAACACGGAGCTATCTACCTCGAATATGGTGGCAGTCATATCGAAATAATTGGTAATGATCTATGCAACTGTTATGGTCCAGGAATCCAGGCAGAAGCTTCCTATGAACAACTCACAGATGTCATCATAAAAGGAAATGCTATTATTGGCAACAACACTGAAAATGTAGCTGAAAAAGGCGGTATCTGGATACATGGAAGTAATGAAAAGCACCACATCATGATAGTCGGCAACATCATTAGAGACAATAAACAGCAAGACATCATAGTCGATTCTAATTCTTATGGAACAGTCATCATGTTTAATGACTTTCGGAATTCAACAGCTCCTAAAATTATCACAGACAATGGAATTGGAACAATAATCAAGGGTAATCTAGGCTTTGTAACTGAGAACGACGGTGAAGCAACGATCGCGGCAGGTTCAACCTACGTCGACGTCGAACACGGACTCGACATCACTCCAGACGAAAACCGAATACGCATAACACCAAAGGACAACCTCAACGGCAGAAATTGGTGGATTAGCGACGTCAACGATACCACCTTCCGCATAAATATCAGCTCAAGTGACACCGTAGATCACGTTTTCGGATGGTCATATGCGTAGGTGATGCTCCATGACGAAACGCCCTACGCTTCGTGAACGTGTTGCCGCATTGGAAGTCGCAGTCGCCGATCTCAAATCATCTGTCGACGACCTCCGACAAAGCTTCCGTCAGAACTCACGAACCATCTACGCCAAACTCGACAACCTAGAATCTCATGTCAACCAAATCCTCGGAGCCCTTGACGGCTTCAATCCTGGTCTCCATCGCAAGGAAAAAGCCGCCATTACTGTTGCCGTCATCACTGGCCTCTCCAGTATCATCGCCACACTCCTCCAAGTTCTTCCAGCGATTCTCCACTAAACTTATCAAATTGCTCTCAACATAATTTTGTGACCAAAATTGAATGACTGCGAGCTAGGTTACATCGCTGCACTCATCGATCTGCACGGCTACGTCGGCGTCCTGTTCGATCGCCAGACTGGACACTACAATCCCTATTTGCGTATCGTCGGCAAGCGGTCTCACCTACTGCGCATCTCGCAACGACTCCGCGTATTTAGCGGACCCTACGACATCAACGATCGATGGGCCTACCTCACCATACGAAGGGTCAACCTTCTCCGCGAGGTGCTCACAGCCATCTCGCCACACCTAATCCTGAAAGCCGAAAACGTGCAGAAAGTTTTGCCATTCGTCAACTACAGAGCCGACAACCTTTACACGCGCAACAAACTTGCAGAATTGCAGCTGCTCCGTGAGGTGATTGGATGACGGTCACAGTTTCCGACGTTCGCGAACTTCTCAAAGACTTACCGTCCGAATACGTCTCTGACGACGTCATCCAGAAACAAATCGAGGTCGCACAGTTCATCGTGAACAAGGAGAAGTCAAGTCAGGCCTCGGACAGTGACGTTGATCAGGCCGTACTGCTCAATGCAGCGTTCTTGACACTTACAGCCTACGCAAGTGAAGTCGAACGAAGCCTCGGAGTTGTGTCGCCGTCATTGAATACTCTGATAGAGCGGTATAAAGTCATGGCAGACCTAGCACTCAAATACGTGAAGAGGGGTTCGGACGCACCTTATCCACATGCGCGTCTCGGCGATAGCCTCTGGGACTACGTTAAGACGCAATATGGCTACTATGCGAGGGCTCAGGCATGAGTTGGCGCGAAGTGTTCCTGGATATCATTGACCAGTTGAAGACGGACTTGCAGAATCTTACGGATGGCAACGGCAACAACGTCTTTGCAGCCGTATACGTCGGCAGGAAATCAAAGCCGATACACTTTCCGTGTGCGTTTATCTTTCCGGGCAGGGTACGACTCACGCCATCAACGGTTACGAAGTCCACGTATGAAATGAACGTCACGATACGAGTTGTGTCAAAGATTGCGGCAGGTGAGAGCGGCTTGAAGGACGTCCTGACACGTCTCGGCTACGTAGAAGACATGTTGAAGTCAGACCGCACATTTCACGGTTATGTCGATAACTTGGAGGTGGACACAATAGAGACGGAGGTGTTTAGGCCTATGGTTAGGGAAAGGCACGAGGCAGAGCTCACTGTGAGGTTCATACGCTTCACAATGTAATGGAGGTGAGAGGTGAACATGGCAAGGTTTATCGGGCTGGCTGAAGAGTCGTCCTATGGCAATGCAGCCACGATCGATCACTGGATCGACGTCGTCAGTGAATCCATAACGTCAGACCAGCAAATGATCGACGTTGAGACTGCAGGACTCCGGGCAAGGCGCTACAGAGTCCCAGGACCATACAGAGTCGGAGGCAGCTTTGACATGGTAGTCGCGCCTGACAATATAACGCTGATACTCAAGGCAGCACTCGGTTCAGCAACGACAACTGACAGTGGCGGAGGCGCCTACAAGCACGAATTCACGCCGGCAGACACGCTACCTAGCCTAACACTTGAAATCTGCCCAGATGTCGGCAGCCTCTCCAGACAGGTAGTCGGAGTCGGCATCACTTCGTTGGGCTTCGAGGCAACTGCCAGAGAGGTTTTAACGGCGTCAGTCGACGTCATTGGCCAGAAGGAGTCCCTTGTATCGCCATCCAGTCCAACGCTGCCCAGCTTGAGACCGTTTATCTTCTACGAAGGCGCACTTTCGCTCGGCGGCAGCGACGTTGCCAATGTCGAAGCCTTCCGCTTTACGATAGAGAATGACATACCTGATGATGCCTATGTACTCGGTAGCCGATTCCTACCAGGACTCAGAGTGCAGGGCCTAACAGTAAGCGGCGACATGGACGTAGCGTTCCTAAGCTGGGATCTCTACAAACGATTCTTCGGAAGTGCAACAGCAACGGAGCCACAAACGTCACTGGAGAGCGTCTCACTGACGTTGACGTTCACCGGAGAATCGACAGGAGACTCAACGTCTGGATACGAGAACTACAAGCTCATCGCAGAATTCCCGAAGGTGTACTTCGACACGTCAGAGGCGAACTTTGACAGACGTGACCGAATCGTGCAGTCGCTGGGCTGGACGGCGATCTACGATTCGTCTAGTGGCTACATCTGCAAGATAACGGTCATAAACACGAGCTCAACGCCGTGATAGAGATGCCCTACCGAATAGAGATCATCGACAATTACGATGAGTTCGAGCGTGAAGTCGAAGAGAAGATCGAGGGAATGGAAGAGCAGTTACAGTACTCGCAGGAAGAGCTCTGGCAAATGGCAGTCGAACATCTTAGAGAAGAGGCACCGGTACGCACTGGTGAGTTTAGAGAGAGTCTCGTTGCGGAGGCGCTGGGAGCCATGGAGTGGTGGTTGCATTCCGAACATCCGAAGGCACGAATGATCATTGAAGGCACAAGGGCATCGCCAGGACTGTACATCAAGAAGGAAAAGAAGAACGTTGGCAAGCGATTGACGTGGCGTTCAGGCCGCAGAGACATAGGCATGCATCCAGGAACACCCCCACATCCTGTTTTTCGGCGCACATTTAACTGGCTACTCCAGGTTATAAGGCGTCTTTTGGATCGAATCGCAAGATGGAGGTGAGAACATGGCAGAGGAGTATCGTAGAATGAAGACGAAGGAGGTCGTCACATCGTCAGGAGCCCGATTTGTCATTCGGAAGATGCCGCTCTCGGCCTTCCTGCAGATGATACAGATTTATGATAAGGTGCCACCAACAGAGGAAGGAGCGCGACAGATACTGCCAGACATCGTCAGGGTGATCCTACCAGCGTGTGTCGTCGAGCCACCTATCGGCGAAGGCCCTGATAAAATTTCAGTCGATGAACTCGATGCTGCCGATGCCTTTGAACTGATTGCAGCCATTAACGAGTTCAGCGGCTTGACTGAAGCTGCAGAACGTCAGCGTCGGTCATTTCGCACGCAGCAAAGTAGGAAGGCTCGTAGGGCTGCTATGTCAACTACCGCGACGCCCAAGTGAGGTGGTTCAGTTGGAGGGCTCCGACCTCGAAAAGTTCCTCTTTGATATTGCGATTTTGGGTGAAAGTCTATCCGTGCCAAAGCTATCTACCAAGGAGAAAGTCCTTGCCAAACGTAGAATGCTAGGCCTGCGGTGATAAGTGTGTCGACGTCGACAGCCATCCTAGACATTATCATACGCTGGATTCAAATTGGAGGTGAAATACCTAAGTTACTCGCAAAAGATCTTGCCATTTTACGGGGTCGTATCGAGGCAACAGACGCACAGGTCATTGAAGCTGCACGTAACCTAGGTCAGTTCGCTGCCCGACAATTGATCTTGCGCGACCTTGCCAAGGCTAGTGGTAAGTCGTTCCAAGATCTGTCGCGAAACATTTGGGATTTGTATGCGATTGCAGAAGAACTTGGCCGAAGACTTGGTGTACCTTTTGAAGACATGTACGATGCCATCCGCATGGCTCTTCCGAAGATGGGTGCCCAGCTCGACTATTTGAGACAGCAAGTAACTGAAGGTGCCAAAGACCAAACGCGCGCAATGCGAGGCATTGGCATTATTGCTGATGCAATTGCCGAACAGATCAAAGGAGTATCTGCGCCGAAGATCACTATGGCACTTCAGCGTATGCGGCAAGTGTTCGGCTTGACACGTGACGACATCATAGATGCATTTTGGGTTGCGGCAAAGGCTCAGGCGCGAACGGCAGACATGATGACTGGGCGCGTTACTGAATTGGCGAAAGCTATTCGATCACGTACTGGTGAGATCGATGCTGCTTTTCGGACACGTTTAGCAAACCTTAGGGATCAGATGACTCGTGATCTGTCGCATTTGAAAGAAGACACAGAGAACATTATTTCGGAGCAGGAATGGCTAAGGGATGCTGCGATACGAGCATGGGAGTCAGTAGCCCGGGCAACAGAGAAAGTTCAGAAGCCCATCACTGACGTGACACAGATGACCGATGAGATGAAGCAGCAATACAGAGAATGGATGGAGCAACAACTGCAGGCACAGAAGGCTACACAACAAACAGGTCAATCGATAGAGCAGAACGTTGTGAGGCTTTTCAAGAAGGGTGCAGACGAATCCGACAAGATCGCTGATGCAATAGCCAATATCGATTGGGAGGCGTTTCGGAGTGCTCTCGAGAAGAACAAGCCTGCATTGCAGAAGATGGTTGCAGGTCAGGAGCTGACACGAGAGGAAGCACTGAAGTTCTTAGCGGCATTAGAACAAGCCATACCCGGCATCTGGGACTTAATGAGAACGTTGGGCGTTCACTTTGAGAAGATGCGGTTCTTAGGCAAGACCTACGATGAGACAACGGCTCTCTGGAGAGATTTGTCGAGCGCATGGGAGAAAGGAGCAGACGCAGCGGCCAGATCGATATACGATCTTGCAAGCGAGTATGCAACGGCCGACAAATACATTGAGCAGGTCGCACGTCGACTTGTTCAAACGGGTGGCGAGCTTGACGACTGGAGCAAGAAGGCACTGAAGTCCGCTGCTGAGACGCTGGGCTGGCGTGAGGCTTCCGATCGACTAGCCCGGTCAATTGTCAGATTTAGGCGCGAATCCGGTCGAACATCGCGTGAAACAAATCGATTTACGATTTCACTGTATCGTGCAGGATGGCGTGTCGGCTTCTTCGGCTGGATTCTCAGTTATTCAGGGCGCTCGGTAATACGGTGGGGTCAGCAACTCACAGGCACCTTCAGGAGGATACTGGACACCATCGGCAACCTAGAACGGAATGTTGATACGCTTGCAACAGCAATAGGACTGCTCGGTGCAACTGGACTCGGAACAGCTGAAGAAATAGGCAAGCTTCGCGAAACCCTTGGACAGATGCCCGACATTGCCATGTTTGCACAAGCAATGTTGTCAGGGCTTCAAGGAGCATTCCTCGCGCTCTTGACGAATGTCATAGGTCCACTACGTCCACAGCTCGAGGAACTCTTTCGTGCCATCTTCGCACTCCTCACCGATCCGCAGCTCATCCAGGCCATTCAAAACTTGGCTAGCACCTTCATCGACGTGTTGCTACCAATCTTCCCAGACATCAAAGCTGCCGTCCTTGACGTTATCGGCCTCGTTCAGCAACTCCTACCACTGATTGCACCGATCATTCCACTACTGATCCGCATTGCACCTCTGCTCGTCGGCATAGGCTCAGCTGCATGGGCCTTAGGCCCAGCATTCACAGCAGCAGGTAGCGCCGTAAAACTGTTTTCGACACTCATGAACAACAAAGTAAGAATCATCGCGGCTTTCGGGAAAACCATAGGTGGACTGTCGGCTGCTCTGACATTTCTCGCACATCATCCGCTAGTTGCCGCAGCAGCCGTCGTAGCCCTAATCGGAGTGCTCTGGCACCTCTACAATACGAATAAGGATGTGCGGAATGCAATCGACGGGCTCATCGATACGCTGAAAGAGCTGCTGCGTACACTGAGCCCGCTAAAGGATGCGATTCAGGGCGCAGTGAATGCACTTGGCAGCTTCGGTCAAGCAGTAGGCAGTGCGCTTGGTTCGGCATTAAACTTTATACGAAACATTTGCATTGCACATACGATGCAGGACATTGCAGAACGAACGGCCGAAGCAACTTCCATGTTACAGTCGTTCCGAAGTGAGCTCAATCGTACAGGCTCAGCAATAGAGAGTGTGACGGGTCCAGGCGCCACCTTTGGCTCACCTGCACAAGTCGTGTATATTTACCCATCGATAACAATCGGAACCGTGAGTTCATCCGTCGACCTCGAAGAAGTTCAAGACACAGTTAACCGAGGAATAGCCGAAGCAATAAGGAGTAGATTGCCATGAGTTGGCAAATTGAGTCCGTAACACTTCCACTTCCGCCGAGAACTGTTACGGTGAAGTACGCGGCAGCAGTGAAATCTGTCAACATGCCAGGCTCACTACCCTACATTATGAGTTTTGGAAAGCAAGCCGTTACGATGACATGGGAAGGCTACCTGACAGACAAGTCACTCGTTGACGATTTAGCCGATCTCGTCTACAAGCAGGTTACCGTTGCGACTCCGGATACAAACTACAACGGCGAGTGGATTCTCGCAAGTTTCACGTGGCGAGAGAGAGGCGGACGCGTCAACGATGTGGAATACCGCCTCGAGTTCATAAAGGGAAGTGACTACACGGTGATGTAGCATGCCTGGCTGGAAAATCGAATATTACGACGACGCATCCTGGCAACCGTTAGCCGGCATCATCGAACATATAGTCGAGGAGCTTAACGGTCACAAAGAGGCGGTCTTCAGGCTACCAAATACATCGGCAAACAGATCACTTGTCGTATCTGATCGTCGTGTTCGCATAAGCTTCAATGGCACCGTTCTCTTCCAAGGCATTCTTTCAGCCGTAAAATACTCACAGGACTACCTGCAATGCAAGGCCTACGACGAGTGCATCGTGCGGATGCAATCGAAAGTCTTCACGGGCACCTACGACAGTACACCTGCGAATACGATTCTGCAAGCCATTTGTGACGAAGCTGGCGTCACTGCAGGTAGCTGTCCGACAACGTCAGTATCTGTGCGTTTCGACTACACAATTTGCTTCGATGCAGCTACCTTTCTCGCTGATGTACTGAATTCCGACTGGTGGACTGACTACGACGAATACGGTAATCCACGATTCAATATCGGAGCGAGAGGCTCAGACAAGGGCACACTGTCTTACATTTCTATTTCGAGACGCGGTATCGACCGGTCCAAGAAGCGTACGAAGGTCATCATCCGTGGAGTGGACAAGGACGGTAACACCATTTATGGAGTCGCAGGCTCAGGCGACAGCGTTGCCGTGTTTACCGAGAAGAAGGCGTCTGACGTTGCCACATTGAATTCACTTGCCGCGAAGAAGCTCGCCGAACTGAACAAAGAATCGAGCGGCGTATCTGTTACCGTAAAGATCACAGATGGTTACGATCTCTATCCTGGCGATACTGTAACGATCTCAAACGAGCACTTGAACCTGTCGGGCAGCTACCGCATCTGGAAGATCACCAAGAAGTTAGCTGTATGTGCAGTTGAAGTTGACAGAGCAGAAGCCGTTCTTGAGAAGTACATCAAGGAGACTCGACAGTACGAAGATCTGGGAATTTATCCGGTGGCATCCTCGCAGCTCGACAATCCTCCAGGTCCACCTTCCGCTCCAACTGGTTTAACTGCAACATCCGAACCAGGCGCCATTCGTCTGCAATGGAATGCGAATACTGAAGCCGATTTAGATGGCTACATCATCTACAGGGATACGTCGTCTCCTGCAAGCACGGAATACGTTAAGACCAGTAGTACGGTCTTCGTTGACACGAATGTTGAAGTTGGCACAACGTACTACTACCGCATCAAGGCATATGACAGAGCAGGCAACCTTTCAGACTTTTCATCCGAGGTGTCCGCCTCTCCACAACCTCTTAGTGAAGGTTTAGACTATCCTGAAGGTCCACCAGCAACTCCAACAGGACTCATTGCAACTCCAAGCATTAAGGGTATTATCCTTGAGTGGGATCCGAATACCGAGGCAGATCTCGATCACTACGTTATCTACAGAGGAACGTCGTCATCACCTACTACAGAATATGCGAGAACCGCATCGACAATCTTCGTAGACAATAAGGTCGACTATGGAACCACGTATTACTACCGCATTAAAGCCGTAGATAGAGTAGGCAATGCCTCAGACTATTCGGATGAAGTGTCGGCATCTCCAGTGAAAGTTGACTCACTGGACATTGCGCCAGATGCCGTCGAGTCTGAGCATATTCTTGAGGAGGCCGTCAAGGAGGCTCACTTACAAGATGGTGCAGTTACACCACGAAAACTTCTCGTGTCAGCGATCTTCCTGGATGGAATTGCGTTCACTGATAACAGTCCAAGTTCGGGATACGTTAGCTGGACATCAGGCACACTTTACTACGAAGGTGTGGCATACTCTATCAACTCCGGTTACACAAACAAGAAGTACATCTACTGGGAGAAGCCGAATACGTCGTTCTCGGTGTCGGACACGAAGCCATCATGGGCGCCTGACAGATTCTTGATTGCTGTTAACGAGGACGGAACACATACACTCGTCTGGAATGCAACGCTTATTCATGGCGGATCGATAATCACTGGCACGATAACTGCGCAGGAGATAAAGTCACGAAGCATTACGGCAGACAGGATTGCAACGAACACGATAACGTCGAATGAAGTCCTGAACATTTCGTCGGACAAAATCGTCATAAGTGGTTCGGTGTACCTATCGGACTGGAGACATCCTTCCGATGTGACCAAGATTGACGGTGGACAGATCTATACGAGTTCAATCACGGCCGATAAGCTGTCCTTCCCTGCGTTTGACAAGAGCTCAGATACACTGGACGACATTGCAGATGGCTCCACGTACAGGAGAGTGAAAAGTGCAGCACTCAGTGCAGATGGCTTTGTGTTGCTCGATGAGACGATAGACGGCACGTATGGAAAGGTTCTTGCATCGGACATACAAGCAGGACACATAAAGCTCAGTACAACAGTCAAGGACGGACGGTGGTACGACGAGAGTGGAGTCATCATCGACGCTGATGAGGGAATCCAGATCTATGGCGGAGCAGGTGTCATGGGGCTCACTACACGGAGTTCGAAGGACGGCGACATACAGTGTTATGTAGGAACCGACGGAAAGTTCTATGCTGGAGGCGGCGACGTTGTACTTGACACGAATGGCATAACCATCTACGGTGAAAGGATTCAGTTCAGAGACGCGTCATCCCTCGAACTGTCAGGGCAAATCTACGGCTCCGGGCCTGCACTCGTCATTACGACAGGTTCCGGCGGCAACCTTGTCCTGAATCCGTCAGGCGACGTAATGGTTGACGGCGATCTCGAACCAATGGGCACGTATAACATTGGGTCACCGAGCAACAAGTGGAATGAGATCTATGCGGTGTCACTGGTCGTCGATGGACAAACGATTGGTGGTGACCTGGGTGTTTCAGGCACGCTCAGCGTCGACGAAATCAAGGAGTACACATCAGGCGCGAATGTTACGTTTTTGAACAGTGTACTGCCAGGAGGCAATGCAACACTCGACCTTGGTAGCAGCAGTGCAAAGTGGAAGAATCTCTACGTAGCAGGCTTCGGAGACTTAGGCTCACTGAAAATCGGAGAGACCGAAGTCATTACAAGTGGAAGGGTATTGCAGAATTTCGCTTCGATAGCTCAGACCCTGCTTCCAAGCTCAGATAGTGCCTATGATTTAGGTAGCTCAAGCTATAAATGGAGAAATGGTTACATAATCACTAACGTAATCGGTTCTGGAGTGTCGCTTCCGAATGGCATTTCTGGAGAATTGCATGTTGGCTGGAGAAAATATACTTCGTCTGGTGACTACGAGATCAGCAGAATAGCAATACAACCACCGTTTCATACGGGAGGACCGTTCAGAGTGTTTGCGAGAGACGACCCATCTAATGCACATCTCGCTTTGAAATATGGCACTAACAAAATTTTCGAAATACGTCATAACGGCTTGTTGTGGCTTTTCAATACTGCCTATCTAAGAACAATTCTTCCATATTCCGATAATTCCCATGATCTTGGTTCTTCAAGTTATAGATGGCGTAACCTTGAACTTTCAGGTTACGGCAACCTCGGAAGCTTGAGGATTAGCGGGACTGAAGTCATCACAAGCAGTAGAGTTCTTCAGAATGTCTCTGCTGACGCTGGCATAATTACGAGCGGAGTTTTCGATGTAGCTAGGATTCCAAACCTAGATGCTTCCAAGATCACTTCAGGAGTCTTCGATTTGGCTAGAATTCCTTCAATTGACTGGTCCAGAATGCCATTTGACACCTGGAGCGAACTCCTCGACGAAATCGGCAACTCTGTAGGCGACTACCTCAACTTGACCTATCTGCAAATCGGCGGCTCAACCGTCATCACCAGTGGACGCTCCATCAAGAACATTTCGTCTGTTGCTCAGGCATGGATTCCGGACGGCAACAGTACAAGAGACCTTGGCTCATCGAGTTACCAGTGGCACAATTTGTATCTGGGCGGATCGCTTATCATAGGTGGCGACACAAATCTTTATAGATCCGGCTCGAACATACTGAAGACGGACGATCACTTCGATGCGCTATCCCTGAAAGTCGGAGGAACCGAGGTTGTCTCAAGTAGCAGAGTCCTCCGTAACATTAGTTATGTTGATCAGACGCTGTTGCCGCTTACAGGCGGCTACTACAACTTAGGTTCGTCGGACCTCAAGTGGAATAAAGTCTATGCCAATCACTTCTATGGGACTGCTCACTATGCCGACATTTGCTTCCAGGATCTCGAATGTCCGATATGTCACCGTAAGTTCGAAGTCGGTGATCAGCTCGTGTTAACGGTTCTCGAGGTCACAGACAAAGAGATCAGGTGTCAGCCAGCTCACTTGGAGTGTGCATCCTGATGGGCTTCACGTGGAGCAGAGAGATAACGTCAGGCACTGACATACGAGCCGACGACGTCAACGAAATTAAGAATAACATTGACACGATCTACTCGGAACTAGGCATCAACTATCCGGGATGCACAGGTGCAGGCTGGATTGAACTGCCGGTGTCGTCCGGTGATCCGATAGAGTCTGCAGACTTCCAGGAGCTGCGAGACCGACTCGACTACGGATGGGATCACCGGTGTCCGAGTCACGACTCTGCAGATAATTCGACGTATAATGATGCCGTACAGACCGCAGACCATGATGACCACGACAGCACGCACTACAATGATGACAACAATGACCATAACGGTCAGAATTTTGACACACACTACAACGACGAAAATACAGGGCACTTGGGTTCATATGACAGTTCGGATGACAGTGGAGAGCACACTTCTGACTGGTTAGCAGATTACACGATCCACTATGATGGTGTTAGAGAATCGGAAAACGTGAGCAACTATTCGGGTGACAGAGACTATCACTATCCAGGCTACGATAGCGAATACTACTATGGAGTCAAGACGGGAAACGAAACGGGTTATCATCCAGGTGCAGATACGGGTTACAATTCGGGTGATGAGACTGCCGAAAAGTACTCCGATTATACGTCGTATTGTGGAACTCATGAAGATGGTGTGGACTCTTACTATTACAACAGCCACAATGAACTACATGACATGGACTACTGGTGGTAGGTATGGGCTTTACGTGGACACAAGACATCTCGGTTGGAGTATCAATTGATGCGGCCGACATAAATGAGATCCGGGACAAGACGGATACGCTGTACGACAACATGTGTGCATCGCACGACTCTTCGTATCACAGTACGCACTACCCATCGAATTTGGGTACGGACAGATCTCCTGTGAACAGTGGAGCGGAGACCGGCGTCGACAATGGCTACTACCTCGAAGACTGGCCTGAGTACTGGACAGGAGTTGATACCGAGCATAACCCGGGGGATGACGGCTCGTACTACATCGAAGCGAAGACAGATCACTTTACAGGCGACAAAGGGCTCTATTATGCATCGTATGTCTCAGGAGCTAATCCTTCTGATTACGGAGCTGACTACACTACACATTACCCGAACGAGCATAACATCTACAATTCAGGTGTCGATTCCGGCGTATACTCTGATCATGATGTCTCAGAGGATGTAGGTTACGACTCAGGTGCCGTATCTACGAACTATAGTGGAGACAAAGGAATGCACTACGGAACGTATTATGACGACTATCATGGTACGTACCGCGACTATGACGATGTGACGGTGTTCTAAATGGAATCGCTTGAAATCTTAACCACGGCTTGGTGTCCATTCAACTGCAAGTATTGCTATATACCGAAGACGCCGATGACGGTGAGAATGCACAAGGAGCTAGAGGGAAAGCTCTCATCGTTGATCAGGGATGCTGCGAAGCTGCGAATAAAGCACATAGGCTTCTGGGGTACAGAGCCGACGCTGACGCTAAGCAAGATAGACGTGCAGGAGCTCCTCAGCAATCCGTCGTTGGAGACAATTTCGTTCTCGACATCAATGATGTACAAGCCTGAGGTCATCAGAGAGTTCATCATGAGGGTTGCGCCGCATAAGGTCAATGTGAGAGTACAGGTGTCGCTGGATGGGCCGGCATTCATAACGGACAGGAACAGAATGGAAGGTGCAGCCGAACGAATTCCGCAAAATTTGAAGCAGTTGGTGTGCAGTCTGCAGGGCGTGAATCTCGGCGAGACAACCGTTGAGTTCCGCTTCAAGGCAACGCTCACCATCGACAATCTGAAAGAGATGGTAAGAGAGCCGAAACTGATCGATGAGTACAAGGCATACTTTGAAGGAATAGAGCGTGAGCTGATCAAGGCGAACACCAATAGGAATGTGCGGATAGCACGTGGAACGTACTGCCCGACGATGATGGTTCCAGGGAAGTACACTTCCGAGGACGGCAAGATCTTTTGCAGTTTTGTCAAGGAGTGTTACGCACACGACCTGAAGACTGCATATCACTACCGTCTAAGGAGAATCTACGACTATGCTTACGAGCTCCACAAAAAGAGAATGTTCACGTGTTCGGGAGGCGACAGCAACTTCGGTTATGACGGCAGCTTTCACATCTGTCACAGGAGCTTCTATTTGAACCGCGACGACTACGTGCAGTCAGTACTGCAGACGGACATCGACAACTGGGACGTCTCACTGTTCAAGCTAGGGCACATCCAGCACGTCAGACGGTACATAACGCGTGACTTGGTGCGTCTGCAGTATGTCTTGCGCGGACACCACGACTTCTGGAAGTTTGACGTCTCGTCAGTAGTTGCACGACTTCAAGAGCTAGCCGCCTGTGGACAGGTCAGCGAATTGTATCGGGATGACCACTGGGCGGTAAAGTTTGCAATATTCTCACAGGCAGGACTCGACTGTCCGATGGAGAACCTGTTGAATACGGGTTCGATTCACATTGTGCCTGTGTCACTCATAAGACTGTTTTGTAATGGAGCGTTTGAGGAGATTGACAGGAGGGTGAGAAGTGAGATATCAGGACGAAAATGACAAGTGGCTTCAAACGTTCCTGAGACGGACATTCTACAAGGGATTCAAGCAGCCAGACAGATATCCTAACTGGTCGAGAGTGGAGCTGTTCGTTACGGCAAACTGTAACCAGCAATGCAAGTATTGCTACTTGGCACGCTACGGGCACTTGCTGTATCCGGAGTACGATCCGGACACCGTAGTGCAAAATGCACGGAGACTTCTCGACTGGCTCAAAGTGAATGGCTTCAGGCCAAACCTTGAGCTGTTCTCCGGTGAACCACTCGTGCAGCAGGTAGGCTTCAAAGTCATCGATGCGGTGCTAAAGCGACGATTCCCGTCGTTGGTCATACCGACAAACTTCAGCTTTATGTTAAGTGACAAGCTGGTTGAAAAGGTAGAGCGACGGATCCGTACGGCACGGAAGCATGGCATCAGGCTGTTCTTGAGTGCGTCCATCGACGGAAAGTATTGTGAGGCGAACAGACCACTGAAGGGTTACGATGTGGATCCGCGCGACGACGCCTTCTACGACAAGGTCTTCGCGTTCTGCAGTAAGCACGGCTTCGGTTTTCACCCGATGGTCTACTCGGAGCTGATCGAATACTGGCCCGAGAACTTCCTGTGGTTCCAGGCAATGTTCAAAAAGCACAAAATACCATGGTGGAACCTGTACCTGCTAGAGGTACGCAATCCGGAATGGACGCCACGACAAATCCAACACCTAGGAAACTTCATCAAATTTTTGGTCAGGTGGACATACAGCAAAACAGGAAAACACAAATTCATCGACTTCATCTTCAAACAAAAAGGCTTCAACATACTAAGCAACCCACTAACAAGAGTAGGACGAGGACTAGGCTGCTCAATACAATCGGTAATGTCTGTACGACTGCAAGACCTGGCGATATTCCCGTGTCACAGAACAGCATATCCACAGTTCAAAGTGGCACAGTTTGACGAGCGCATGCAAATCAGGGCAGTCAATCCGGACCTCTGGATGACAGTGCTAACGTTTGATGCGAATACACTGCCCTACTGCGAGACGTGTCCCGTGAAGTATCTCTGTGGAAAGGGATGTCTCGGTGCACAGTTTGAAACGACTGGTGACCTGTTTACTCCGATACCAACAGTCTGTCAGATGGAGCACTGGAAGCTGTATAGCTATGTAGAGGCTCTGAAGGAGATAGGTATGCTGGATGTCATAAAAGAGATTGTCGAGCCTGACAAACGCTACAGTATAGAGTGGCTGGAGGGTGAGCTGAAACGATAGTGTATTTTAACTTGAACGTTGGCGGCGGCATCGAGCGGACAGGACGTGTCGTGGAGACTATGTTGCCAGATGCGCATGTCTATCGACAGCAGAATCCCGGATGCATCATCGCTGAAGAGCTAGCCAGATTGCAGCCAGATGTCATCGTCATGAACGAGCAGTTCCCAAGGGTCATGGAAGCCGTCTACTACTATAGGCTGACGCACAAATGCAACGTGATACTGCTCAATCATTGCTATGACTGCATCAACGGGCGGCGAGTCGATGATCCTGACAGACGACTTCTCGTAAGGCGATTCCTGAGACAAATAGACACGATTCTCAATTTGAATTATGTGCCAGAGAATGCGAAGCTGCTGCGAAACGTCATACGGATGTATCATCCTTGTAATCCGAAGTTCAGGCTGAAGATTCCATGGGACGAACGACCCAAGAAGTGCCTATACTGGGGCAATCTGGCGCCGCACAAGTTCAACGTGAAGTTCCTAGAGCTATACGATGACATAGACGTTTACGGACGCATACGTTGCGACGGCGAATACAAAGATAGACTGCTGGAAAGCGGATGCTATAGAGGCTATCTGCCTGAAGAGCGTCTCGTCGACACTATCAACGAGTATAAGTATTTCGTGGTGCCGCATGATGGCTACGAGCCGTTCATGTTGACGTTGCAAGAGGCAATGCAATGCGGAACGATTCCGTTGGTTACGAACAGCAGAGACTATCCGAAGAGTTACTGGATCGACTGGGCGAAAGGACTCTACATTGAGTTTCGTGATGTATGGCAGCTAAGCAGATGGTTGAGGCGGGACCGTGATCTGACTCAGATGTCGTATGGGATAGCTCGCGAGATAAGAAGAAGACACAGCTACGACAGGTTCAAAAAGGTATTATGGTCACTTATCAAAAGAAAGCTGAGCTGGGAGGTGATGGTATGAGCGTAAACGCGTTCTACAGGTGTGCGGATAGAGTGCGATATCTAATGCGCTTCAGGAACTTCGAACGACTATTCGGAGGGTATTCAACGGAAGCACGCCGCACCATTGAAAGGTGCATCGACGATATGGTCAGAATGGCAAATGGCACCAGAATGGTCGGTGACGTTGCAGCAGTTAACAAGGTGGCCGACGTGTTGCTCGACAGGGTGACCAGGATGCCGATAACGCCTTACATGAAGGACTTCTCTGAGCAGTGCTGCTTGTTGCTCTATAACTGGAACCAATCCATCGAGAATACTGATGCGGCGTTGACGTCGAAGCTCCGTGCTATTGATCGGCTAGTGAAGGCGCACTATACGATAATGGATGCGATAAATGTGCTTCGGAGACTAGTGAGAGGACCCTACGTGCCTGCTGCATATGAATTAAGTAGACACTACCTGGAGGTGATGCGTGATGAAGGAGAAAGAGCTGGCCAAACTTGTCCTGAAAAAGGAAGCACGCGAAAATCCTGAAGGGAAAGTGATCATCGGCAACAGAGTGTTGACGTACAGGGAGCTCGAACAGCTCATAGACAGCGACAAGGACGTCGAAAAGCACCTCGTGAAGCCTTTCACAAAGTTGCTCAGGGAGTCGAAGTCATTTCTCAGAGAGGTGATGCGATATGCGAATACAGGTAGTAGCTCCTGAGTTTGATGTAGTGACAAGTTACAGCGTCAGATGGGCAGAGGAGGCCATCGAGAAGCTACGCGAAAAGTACGTCGTTAGGGCGATGACAGGCAGACCCTACACGAGACAAGAAGTCGAAAGGGTCTTCGAGCGTGCCTTCGAAATGTTCGTCTTCTACGATCACGGCAACGAAGATGCACTTTACGGCGACGAAAACGAAAAGGTCATCGACCTGGACAACGTCGAGCTACTACGAGACAAGATCGTTTACACGATGGCCTGCCTCTCAGCGAAGAAGCTGGGAGTCGAGGCATGGCGAAGAGGCTGCAGGGTCTACTGGGGCTATTACGAGCCATTCTGCTTTACGCTAGCAGAAGAACACTACTTCAAGAGGTTTGCCAATTATGGACTGATGCTACTGGCAGATGGAGTTCCACCTGCAGAAGCAAAACGGAGGACGTTACAGCTGGGCCAGCAACTAATCGAGGAGCTACAAAAACGGGGGAGGTATATTGCGGCTGCAGTGCTGAAGCAGGACATGGAAGCACTTCGGTGCTACAACGGTGAAATTCCGCCGTCGACGTGTCCGTTCCGCAGACTGGCCTTGCTGCTGTTCGGCAGACATGGCTGGCACTTGCGAAAGCTACTTCGAAGCCTCCTGAGACGACTTCTGCCGTTCCTCTAAGAGCCTATCCACTGCCATCATGTAACTGTTTACCGCCTCAATGAAGTCCTGCAGCGCAATGTTAAACGCTATGATTCGCGTCCGGAGCCTGTCTCTGAGCCTCCTAACCTCTGTTTCTGACATGACGTCACCTCCTATGGATCCTTAACCAGTGTTCGTATCGCCACAACGACCTCCCAGACTTGCTCCACTAGCTTTATGAGCTCCTCCTTCTTGAACTTTTTGAGGTTCTTCAGTGAACCGTCCTCGTCGACGAACTCACTGTAGACATCCTCTAGCTCATCTAACACTTTGCAGACTAGCCTGTACTTCTTTGCCCCTTTGCGCCAGAGCACTGACGCTATGTACGCTACTGCCGCGACTGTTGTGCCTGCCACGATCAGATATGAGGCCACCATTCCTATGTCCATACACATCACCTCCTTTTAGGCGCTTTCATGCGGCGCCTGACCATGACATTATACAGGCACGTTGTCAAATCAACTCCTACGGCATTCGCAAGCCGAACGAGCTCCTCGACAACCTCGGCAAACGCCTCACAGGAAGGGAATTCTCCAAGCACATCGACAGCGCTCACCAGCCTCTCGTAATGCTTCCAAGCAGTCTCCTCAGCCGCTAACCTTTCCTGCATATTTCTCAAGTTCAGATGTCCACACCTCCTATGGGTTGATGATGATGAAGAAGACAGTATATGTGGAGTTCCATAAGCTACCAGCTCCAAGCTAACTTTACCTTATTTCCCGAATGCTCCAAGGCACCCATCCTCATGAGATCCGCGATCAACGGGCTTGACTGCGACCAATCCAGCGAATACCACGTCAACCTATCGCGCAACTCCCGTGGTGTAGCCTCTCCTCCCAGATCCTTCAGCGCCACGAATACCTGCAAATATGCGGCTCCCCGTTGCACTTTACGTCTGTCGGCCACCGCCCTCTCAATGATGCGCAACAACTCATCGTCAACTGTTACCCTTAACACCCTGTCGACTCGTCCTCTCATCACAGTATACCCTATTGCCAACCTCTCCCAGAGCTCCTCCTCGAAATGCAGTATCCTGAACTGATCCGTCTTCCGGTCAAAGAACCTGTATAGCCGTTCGTCTATTTCGACATCCTGCACCTTGTCCAGCTTCCGTATGATGTCCCGTATTCCCATCCGTATTCGATCCACTCTTAGAGGGTTCAGCCTCTTTCCAGTCGCAGCTCTTCGTGCCCATTTCAACGTCTCGAAGTCTCTCTCCGAGGGTATGAACACAATAAACAGGAATCGTCTACCGAGACCTCCTGACATGTCGTATCGTGCAGGCTGCACACCACATTGTAGCGTCACATGCGTCACATAGCGAATCTCTCCTGATGCCAGCGACTTTTCGACTCGCCCACTATCCAACGCGGTCAGCAACGCATTCTCGAGTTGGCGTCCGTGCTCCGTCTGAAACGCATTCGTCAGATCACTGAACTCTTCGACGCCTAGTATGGCATTCTTGTAGATCTCTGCAAGCCCTGGCTCGTAAACTCTGCCTCCATTCACGAATCGTGTCGTACCTACAAATCCTGCAGCTGTCGTCTGCTGTATGTAGCCAACCTCTATTCCACTGTCCCGTAATATGGCATGATCACCCTGTATAAACTGCTCTAACCAGAAGCTCTTGCTAGCACCTGGCGGTGCTACCATTAACACATGCAATCTCGTGTCAGGTACGCCTCCTGCACGTATCCACACGTATCGTCTCTTATTCATCAGATTGAAACAAATGAGCACCTGCACTACAGATGAAATACGGTGCGTGCTCATGCACGAACGCACATCCTCTTTCAGTCAGCTCATCGAGGATGAGTCTGTAGACGTCCACTCTCTCACCTCCTCGGACTTCTCTTCATCTTCCTCGTCCAGTATCAACCAGAACAAAAGAATGTGAGGTCGTCGTCGGTCATGCTAGACACCTGTCCGTTCTCACATCGACAATCTTCGTTGACACACATCGGTCTCTGTAAGGACAGTAGTCGCAATTCGTAAGGTCCTTGTAGACGCACTCCGTGACATTCGGCACTATCGCATTTATGTCATCGAACATTCCGATCACCATTTCGGTTGGACTTTCCATTCGATAGGCTTTGACCATTCGTCGGCAAGATGTCTGTCGATATCACGAACCCGTTTCGAACATTTGAAAGCCTTCGACGCGTCGATAACGCCTTTGCACATCTTATCACTCACCAATGAGCGCTTTAATGCGACTAAGAACAACGGGTCCTACGCCTTTCACAGTCATGAGTTCCTGATCCGACGCAAGCAATATCCGCCTCAAGCCACCAAACTTCTGAACGAGCCTCGCTGCAAGCTTCGGTGAGACACCGAGTACATTTGCGACTCGTATCACCTTCGGATCTGTATGCACCTTTCGTATCGACTGCCTGTGAGGCACATTTAGCTTTCCCTCTGCAACCTTCTCAGCTATCTTATACATGACAAATATGGCCTCGTCCTCGCCTCTGAGGTTCCAGATGACATTGATGTCATACCGAACTATCACGCTGGCTATTGCACCGAACACTGCATTGACGTTGAGGTTGCCGTACTGCTTGACTGCCTCCTTGTATTCGCCGAAGTCTCCAATTATGACCAAGAACGGTATTCTGTCCGTTCTCTGCGCGAACCTGATGAGCTTGTGCGCCTGATCAAACAAACGGCCTCCGACTCTTCCGTAGTTGCCTCGCATTGACTGGACGAAGTCCGCTACCGTCTTTCGCTCGAAGACCGTATGCTTCGTTGCGAAGTCGCCTGCCTCAAGTGCCTCGATTCGCACATCACAGCCTAGCTTCCGCAGCTTGCTCGCCCAGACCAGCTTCCACTTTTCGCGGCTGTCCACGATGAACTCCAATCCGCTCACCTCAGATTTGCTTTCTACCGTGTCGATATGGCCTATTCCGATTCTTCCGTCGTTTCTCTTCGATTCGTTGCCCTATCGGAATGTCCAGCAGCCCCACGATATGCATTAACCTGATAAACGAATCGGCGATCTCCTCCTCGAACGCATCTCTGTCGTCGTTTCTCCATGCCTCCATTGCCTCTGACAGCTCAGTGACCACATACATCAGCAGCTTCGGTGCGTCCTTCCATGGCTGCTCGAAGACGAATCCGTTCTGTGTGGCCTCATCAGTTACAGCTCTCGCGATGGCCCTGAGCAGCACATCTAGCCGCTCGGGCTCCTGCAAACACTTCAAATGATAGGTTCGGTCTCGTATTCCGTTGGATCCTCGACACCTGCCTCTACGAACGCTCTGTGTCTTTCCTTGCAGCTCGAGCACCTCCCACAGTGCTTTCGTCCTCCGCAATAACAACTCCACGTGAGCTCAAACGGCACACCTAGCAGCTTTCCGAGACGCACAATTTCAGCTTTCTTCATGTGAACGAACGGTGCAATGACTTTGAATGAGCTATCGTCTAGCGACACTTGTAGTGCCTTTTCGAGTGCCTGGACGAACTCAGGACGGCAGTCAGGATATACTGCATAGTCGGATGCATGGGCAGCATATGCTACAGCATGTGCACCGATCGAATAGGCGTATCCTGCAGCTATCGACAGCATGATCATGTTGCGGTTCGGCACTACCGTCGACTGCAGAGACTGCGCGTATGCATCTGGTGTTTCTGCGGTAGGACTCGGAACTTCTGCATGACCCGTTAACGCTGAGTGAAGTACACTCTTCAGGTCCCAGAGGTCGACGAGTACATGATTGACTCCTGCTCGCTCAGCGATTCGCTTTGCGGCAGACGCCTCTCTGGAATGTCTCTGACCGTAAAGGATGGTCAGTGCGTAGACCTCGTAGCCATCGTCCAACAAATGATACAGTAGCGTGGTGCTATCCAGTCCTCCTGACAGAAGTGTCACTACTTGCATGCCGCTCACCTCCGAGAAGCTTAGCCAGACGTGTCACAGGGTATTTCTGTGGTAGCAGCAACACAGGCTTTTTGACGTTGACCTCTACGGTAACATACTCACCTGGCAGTTTCGCTAGTTCCTGTGCGATCAGCGTAACTGCCTTGTGTTTCGTCTGCTCAACGGCCTGCTGCTTGACGCGCTGCTCAACTTCGGCTTGATTGTCAGCTCTTGGCACCACAAAGGTAGTCTCGACATGAAAGACGGCTGCACCGACAGCTACCTTCTGCGGATCGTTCAGGATCTTAGTCTCCTTAATCTCGATCACACCTATCACCTCCTATGTGCAAGTCTCAACTTGAGGAACTCGTCTCGGGGTGCAGTGTTCCAGAGGAAGACTCCACGGCATGCGCTGCAGGTGTACGTTGACGGCTGAAAGCCCTCGAGTAGCTTGCAGGTGTGGATTGCTTCAGTTACGACGATGACACCGTTCGGTTGCAGTGTCTTCCAGAGCTCGTCCGCAATCTGCGAAGTAAACCGCTCCTGGATTTGCGGTCGTAGCGCATACTTCTCCACGAGTTGATCGAGCTTCGACATGCCCGTCACTTGATTCCGCGGAATATAACCAATATCGACGGTTCCATAGAACACCGCCAAGTGATGCTCGCATATGCTCACAAACGGTATGCCGAACGACGCAACGAGATCGGACCTCTCTGTGTACGTGCGTGTCAGTGTCACTTCACGGTTGTAGCCCTCAGTCATCCGTAGCAGCACGGAAGCTACACGGATCGGTGTTCGTTTGAAGGCCTCACTGTTAGGATCAAGTCCGAGCTCTTCGAGGATGGCCTTAACATGTCTCGCTATGACTTTTGCCTTCGGATGGCTTTCAAACGGGACTAATGCCGACACACTTTCACCTCCTCCTCACTTTACCCCAGATGAGGACATGTAGCTGAGGCAGCAGCCTCACATTGGGTCTGCGAATCTTCTGAACGACTTCAGCGAGCTCACCGAGCTTCTTGACATAGTCGGCTCTCCAAGTTTGCCCTTTGAACAGCGCATTGTTCGGCTGGAATACAATTGGAACTCTGGCCGGTACTCCTGCACGCTCACAGAACCGCATTGCTTCGAGAATGTCCTTCTCATCGTTCACGACGAACTTTAGTTGCACGTTGCGCTTTTCTCGTGCAAAGCGACCTACAATGTCAGGTCGCGCATGCTGAAGCTGTCCCGAATTCGACAGCTTCGGACTCACTGTCCAGAGGTCTACGTCATAGTCTGCCCAGATCGTTCCGTTTGTCTCAATTGTCACACGCCTATGGCGCAACCGATCAAGTAGCTCCGTGAGGTCTTGCAGCAGCGGCTCACCACCCGTAATACAGATGTTGCGGCAACCGAGCTTGTACACCTCACTGGCAACCTCCTCTGGTGTCATCTCCTTGAACTCTGTCCAGGCATATTTCGTGTCACAGAACGTGCACTTGAGGTTGCAGCCGGACAGCCTCACGAATGTTGTCGGTCTCCCTATGTCGAGCCCTTCACCTTGGATTGACCGATAGATTTCACACACTTTCACGATTCACCACCTCCTGTAGGGTTAGTTTGCGTGACCTCGACGCCGAATTCAGGCGTCTCAAACAAACGCACAGTTATCTCGTTTGCCTTTGGAAAGACTGTCCAGAGCTTGCGCAGGATACACAACGCGAGTTGCTCGCACGTCATGTTGCCGAGATCTTCATGATCATACCACTTTACTACCTCCCATGTCAACATCTTGACGTCGTGGAAGTCGATCCATCCGTCGATGTCGATGACGACCTCTAGGTGATACGTATGTCCATGAGTCCGTCCACATTTCGGATGTCCCTCGATTCGATGCGCAGCGTGGAAGTATGTCTTGTAGATCCTCTTCACGGACTATCACCTCCTTGGTTCGGTATCACCGACATACCCAACTCAAGCTCGATCTGAGGCGGATGCCCTGCTTCCAGGCTTATCGCAAAGCGTAGTCGGTTTACATGTGGCAAGCGTTTTCCGTCGAACTCGATATAGCTTTCCTGCCACTGACTCAGTACCAGCTTCACCTTGTGAATCTGCCCTGTCGACAAATCACGGAATGTCAGTATCATGCTGCCTCGACTATCCGTTAATTCGAGGGCTGTCACGTGTCCACCTCCTAGCTTACATACGCATACGCAAACCTATTCGTCAGACGGACTTTGAAATGAAAGCCACAGCCTGAGGAACTCGGCTGCCTCTTCAGGCGTTCCATCCGCCTCAATTATCATGGTCTGCCCATCAGGCATGGGTATCTTCAGTGTCACCTTCATTCTGCTCACCTCCTACAACAGGACAGATGTGCTTTACGGGACACCAAGTACAGTGAAGTCCGGGCTTCGCCTCGAACTCATCTCGTTCGAGGGCTCTCCAAAACTGTCTTATGCGGCGTCTCGTTGCACGGACGAGCTGATCCGTGAACTTCTTCACGTAGAACTTGTTCTCTGTCGGATTGTAGATGGCAAGCCAGTTAATTGGCGACTTGTACACTTGTGCATTCTCGAGTAGTATTTTGTAAAATGCAAGCTCTCGTTGCACCGAGCGAATCTGCGGTCGACCGGTCTTATACTCGACAATGCACAGTGAGCCGTCCTCCATACGGTCAATCCTGTCAATTGTGCCTGCCATGAGACTTTGTGGATCTGACACCGTCAGCTCTCGTGCTATCGGCATGTAGAGATCCAGCCGTCCTCGCTTCCGCAACGTCCAGTAACGCAACGCCTCGAATGACGTAAAGTTCACGCACAGCTTCCGTAGCACCTTCGGGAACTCCGGGAGCACCAGCCTCCTGAAGACCTGCTTGACTTCGTCCAGTGTCTGACACTTCCTCGCAGTCTTCAGATCCACATAGTCAAAGAAGTCCTTTGCAAACTCGTGGAACATTGACCCTAGCTGCATTTCATACGTTACCTCGCGTGGCTGTCCTTCGGTAAACAGCAACTTGAATTGCAGTGGGCACTGAATCCATACTTGTAGCATACTCTTATGCAGGAACATCTACCAGACCTCGAGTGTTGTCTGTCGCGTTCCCGTAATTACAGTATTCCAATCGAGTCCCAATGCGGCTAGTAATCCCTCGAACTTCTTCCGTAGCGTTACCTCCTTCATGCGTTTCCAATCCACCACGACACTTCTGGGTAACCGTTCAACATCCTCTGTGATACATATCGACTTGCACGGACGACTTCCTACACGAATCGTATACACGAGTTTGGGCTTCCTATCCTCACGGAAGTGCCAACCGAACTCCTTTTCGGCGACTCGCATGCCTTCAAGCCAAGGATTTCTCGCCTTGTACTCTCGGTGCAAGTCCACACCTTTCGGTATTGCAATGTCCTGCACAGGAAGCTTCTCAAACTGCTGGTAGGCCTCTCTAATGACTCCCACGGCACCTTTGAGGTCGTTCTCTGCAAGCAACTTCATGAAAAAGCGCTTCATCGTTCGTCGCGTAATCTCTGCCGTGTCGCCTCGCCTCGGCTCAAACCCGATGATGTACAGTTGACCTGTATCCGTGATACCTGCGTAACGCTTCTTCACTGCACCCTTCTCACCTGGCTTGAAGAATATCCTCACGAAGAGCCTTTCGAACTTGATCTCCGGCGGTCTCTTTGCGCCGTAAGTCCTCGCGAACTTATACAGCTCCTCGTTCAGCATATGTTCGATCACATGTACCATTCGCTTACTCTCAGACGGAATTTGCACGTAGACACTGTCGGTATCCGTGTACACGAGCGTATAACCTATCTTCTCAAGTGCCTTACGCAAACGCGTAATACATTGACGTCCAACCCACGTAATTGACGCCGTACAGTCCGGATCATACAATATGAACGACTCGTGTCCAGTCGCGCCGTATACACTACAGGCCAAAAACTTATACAGCGTCTCAAGCTGCCGTACGCGCTTGTATTCCTCTGAACCTTCGGGCAGCTGCTTACGCAAAGCCCTGTAATGTTCACGTTGCTCCGTGAAGCGACGGACGACACGCGGAATCAAACCTTCCGGTTGCCGCTTAAACCGTGCGATGCCGGCATAGATTTCACCGTTCGGATCCTTCGTTTCAGGCGAGACGTTAAAGTTGCAGATAATCGTCGGATACAGCGACTTCAAGTCGTAAGCCGCAACGTTCTCATAGATGCCTGGTCTAGGCGGCGAAATCACCAGTGCGCCCTGAATATCCGCCTTCTCATGCTGTGACCGTGTGGGCAGCGGCCTCTCACGGATTCGCAGTAACTCCACCTCAATGAGGCGTTTGTTACTGAACGCCCACTTTAACGGTGCACCTACGATCCGTCTCAACTGATCAAAGTAGTTGACCAGTCCACAGTACCGGTCGAGCAACTTCAGCGCATAAGCGTCCTTTGCAGCATACTCAATCAGCACATCCGTACCTGCAATATCCTCGATTCTGTCGCCGTAGTCCGTATACTCGAAGCCTGTCTCAGTCTGGACGACAACCTTAAAGTCGTAAGTCACCCCGAAAGGCCTATCCGTCTGAACACCCTGTCTGCCTGACGTCCACTTCTGATAAGCGCGATACAAATCGAACACTTCACGGCCTTTCACGCTTACGTCAAATCTGAACTTACCGTGAAGACTCCTTTCGACGCGTACATAACCTAACGGAGAGATCTCACTCAGAGGCACACCTAACCTCTTACACCTCATATACAGGTACGGAAAGTCGAAATTCTCGATGTTGTAGCCTGCCAATATGTCAGGATCCTCACGAACGATAAACTGAATCACGCTCATCAGCATGTCAATCTCACTATCAAAGAAATGCACTCGGGCAACAATTTGGTCTGTGCCCTCATTGTGCTTGCACGGATACACATACACAGGCTTCTCCGAGTAGTGAGACTCTCCTGGCGTATAGACGAACACCTCGACAGTCTGCGAATGACTGGAGGCGAACTGCATAGACACAATGGGCCATCTCGCATCTTCAGGACGCGGTAGGATCTCCTTCGGAGACAACACTTCGATGTCGAAATAGAGCACCTTCGGAGGTGTACCTAGCGGCTCTGCAGGACGGACTTCATTGTCGACTTCGAATCCGCAGCGTATTCCCTTGTCGATCAGGTAGCGCAACGCAAATGGAATGTTGGCCTCACAGTGGTACTCGTATCGTTCACGCAAACGCCTCACTTCGCTGGGATGATTCGCGTAAATCTTCCGGATCGGTCTGCCGAAGATGTCGGTCTCAGGACCGTGTGGGTCGGCAGCCCAGAAGTATGGCCTAAATGTGTCGTCTTCGACACGGACTCTGTTGCCGTGCTTGTCGCGACCAAACAGTACTACGACTGCCTTGCCATCCGCATTTGTGTAGTAGTCTGCCACCATCAAGTCAGCACGAACTGGCAATCTGCAGCAACCTCCCTGTTAGCCGTCTCGCAAGGAAGTGCTGGAAGCCGTCGAACCGTGCGTTGACTGGGACTCTTGACAGCCCGTCAACAGGCCGCTCCACTTTGTGGTAGGCAAGCGTCAACGGCAAACTCGTATCCACCGAGCGTATCGCACCTTTTGGGTACTGCTTCAGCTCGTTGAAGTCGTCAAGTCCCAACAAGTGATGTGCAACATCTCGGCGCAACAAGTTCTTCTTGCGTAGCTTACTGAATACTGCAAACCGTGCACCAAACTTCTTCTGCAACCATATGGGCAGTCCTATCGTGTCCACATCGAGCTTGGCTACCTTTCCGTAATACTCAATGAACTCTTCAGGATTGCGTCCTTGTGGCACGGCACAGACGCGGCACCACGAAGGCTTATACGACTCCAGAAAGTGCTTGGTCAGTTCTAGGGAGCGCTCACCATCCATCAAGACGTCCGGTGCAACCATCTCATCTGCGTCTATCTGCGCCGCTAGGTACACGAACTCCTCATCAGGTAGCGGCCGACCGAGCTCATACGCTCCATTATCAATCATCTTGAACTTGTCGGATGCCGTGTAGTAGTCATATAGCAACTCATTGTCGGGCACCACAAAGTGCATGGTGCCCATCTCAGCGTACTCCAGCAGGAATATCGACCGCGGTATGATTGCCACCCACATTACTTCTTCCCTCTCATTCTTGCCTCTTCGTAGAGTTTTACGAGTGCCATCACGCACAGATTCACTATATGTATGTGCTCCTGTATTATCTTATCCAGATACTTCGACGGTATCCTCATGAGCCGCTTTGCTCGATATGCAATCACGCCGTCTAATGTTCGCCATTCCATGTCGTACCATGCATCCTGATACAACTTGCGTTTCTCTCTGACGATCTGCAGACACTTGTCGAAGAGCTCCTTGAGCACTGAAGTGTATTTTGATTCTACGATCTCGGCTCTGTCGCTCACTTAATCACCACTCCAAGCTGTTCTCTCAGTAACTTTACGAGCTTGTCATAGGTGACATCTTCGATTTCAACCTCGAAGCCTCTCTGAAACCTGCATTTTTGAAGCGTCGACACATACTTCCATCGCTTGGCAACCGGATCGAATTCCTTTCGCGCGTAGAGAACCACGTCGACCATATGCGCTGTATCCTTCTGAGCTCGCGGCACATACAGACCCGTTGGATTGCCTTGCGAGTCATACTTCTCAGTCGTCTTTGCAGTCAACACCACGTTTATCGGTTGTGCCAGCAACCTCAAGATGAGCTTCCGATATCGCATATTTGCCTTGCCGTACTCAAACCGATACGGCTGTCCGCTCGCCGTCTTCTTACTTGCAACTACCTCCAGCCATGCCTGCATCCATGACCAGACATCACTCACCGAGTCGATGACCACTGTGCCTTTCTGAAGCGTCCTCAGTGCCGTCAACGCCTTCTCTAACGCCTCAATACTCTGTATCGGATCGACCTCGACCGTTTTGGTGTCCAGTACGCATGCCTCGAAGACTCGTATGTCCTTGTTCTTGAAGGGCTCTTTCTGTAGCAACGGTGCCACGCCAAACTCTGTGTCGACGACGTAAAGTGGCTCTGGAAACGTCAGGGCAAAGTGGGTTCTCGGGGTCTGCCAGGCAAACAAATAGTTGGGCGTACCTTAGCCAGGGTTGTCTAGGGCCTGGCAGACGTTCCCGACCTCTGGTTCTCCATACATCAACACCTTCAGCCCTGACTTCTGCACGATCTCTTCAGGCTTATGCCAGTAGTCCTCGGCCTTTAACTCTTCGGCTTCCTCTTGCTTCAGGATGTTCCAGCCCACACTCTCACCTCCTCACTTTAATCTTTCGGCCTTTCAAATGCATGAAGGCTTTCGCTTTCTTCTTGTCCGCCTCTTGTTGCTTTTTCAACTTCTCGAGGAATTGGACTCGCTCTTCGGCTTTACTCTTCAGAAACGCATCAAGCTCAGTCTCCGACAATCTCTCAAACTCGTCAAGAGGAACTGACACTCCGAAGCTGTCATTCTTACTGCTCAGCACTACCAGTACGGTTTCACCTTCAACTCTTATTTCGGTAATCTCATACTCCATATCATCACCTCACAAAAATAGGGAGGCCGTGGGATGCTACTGCTCAAACACTGTTTGCTCATCGATAGGCACCTTGAACTTCGGATCGGCGAAGACACCGAACGCATTGATGCCTATCCTTGTCACATTCGGATCGATCTGCCGCGTCTCTCTGTTCCATCCAGGCATCTGCACTGTTCGACCAACGACGTAGACCTCACTGCCTACACCAAAGTCAATCATATGAGCGATGTCCTGATGGATCCAAACCGTGACTCCTTCGGCCTCTAAGTCTAGTAGTGTCTCGTCCTCAATTACTAGCAAACGATTGCCGACCGCTGTCGGTTCTGTCCTCATGAAGACTACTGCACCTTTCAAGACGCAGATTCTCTCGGCATCTGCCTGATGCTGCTGATGCCACTGCTCGATCGTGGCACATGTCACCTTCAACGGATCAGGAGTTGCCTCGAGTAGCTCGATGACTGACTGCTTGAAGTCAGGCACATCAATCGGCGTGAATTTCGTAGCGGCAACCGCAGTCGTCGAATAACGGAATTCTGTCTCAGCTCTCTTGTTCGCAGACCACCTTACTGGCTTGCCCAGAGGCGGCAAATTGTTGACCTGGTCACGTCTGTGTATTTGCACTACGAGCTTTGTGAGTCCTCCACTTGCAGGTCTCGCTATGGCAATTGTCTGTCTGAGCATGACTGGCTGCGATATGTCTATGATTTGCCCTGATGGCATCCTGAATATAGGCTTGCCATTCACGTCACAGAGGCCTTCCTGGATTGCCTTACCGGGATCCTGTTGCCACATTTGAAGTGCCTGCTCACGACGCCGTGCGAATACGTCCATTGCAGGTCCGATGCCTATGAATACACCGTCAAACGTCATCAGGTTTGGATATCTCATCAGTGACTTGAGTTCTCTGTAGACCATGAAGCGTGCTTTTCGCTCTAGCTGATCCGGCGTCGCATTAGGCAACACCGTCTTCAGCTGCTCGATGTTCTGCTGTAGCTTTCCCATGAGCTCATCAAACGGCCTCCCGGTCTTCTGAGACCACTCACGTAGGAGTTGTTCCGTCTTCGCACGTTCGCTCATACATCCACCTCCCGCAGCTTTACCGGCTTAGCCGGCTTCTGACACGGAGAGTCATACTCAACCGTGTCAGCCGGCACCTTCAGCGACCGGTACCTTCCTCATCGTGTCAGATAGTCTAGCACTCATCATCAGGTCTCCGTATGGCAGGTCGTCCGCTCATCATATTCCGCAGACCCATGCCCGCCATACGGACTCCTCAAACGAGGAGCGTGATCTCGTATCAGGAAAGCCTATTGGCGCTTCGAGCACGTGTACGCCTCCCACGAGGTGACAACGCGTAGAACTTTACACGTCCTTTCTGACGCTCTTCAAGGATGCCACATGCAATGGCGCGATAGATGTAACGGCGAGCTGTCACGACCTTAACACCGAGAAGTAAGGCAATTTCTTTGGCTGTATAGGCAAGATTCGGATCAAGGAGTTTCGACCACTCGACCTTCATGGCAGTTTCAAAACCCGTAAGCGTGATTCGAGGTTTTCGACAATGTAGAACGTAGGAAATCGGACTTTGCCGTCGTCATCCACGTAGTATCTGCGACGCATAATATGAGCGGTAACAATTGCGGCAAGGACCGGATTTGACAGAAAAAGAAAGAGGGGATGTGAGGCTTGCGCTGCAACGGCATGTGCCTGTTCGTAGTAACGCTTGGGATCGTTGTCGAGCTGGTAAACTACGAAATCGTCAAATGTCTCTTCGAGACGCCCCTTGAATTGTTCGTAGCAGTCGGTGACAATGATCGCCTTCACAGGCTAACCCTCGCTTAGAAGTTGGACTCTTGGGCAGTCTGAGCAGCTGCCCAGTAGGCCTTGGCTCCGTCGTATCTGACTACGACTAATCCCTTGTCGAGTAGCTGCTTGAGTCTCCTGTATGCAGAGCCAGTCTTCACTCCGAGAAAAGCGGCAACCTCAGCAGTTGTCATTGCGTGCTGAGAAAGCTCAGCTAGAAGCTCCTCGTTGGAAACTCTGCTTCCGACAGCCTTCTCGGCAGGAAGCTTGTTAAACTCATCCAAACTGATTGGCATCCCACCATTCACCTCCCATGCGCTTTGTCATGGGTACCTCCAACCCATGACCGTGAGATACTCAAACCGAAGTCAAAAGTTCTCATCCTCTTGACCTCCTAGTTCCACACTATTTAATCTTCTCCAAGATTTATAAATGTTTTGGAGCTCAGCGAATGTAGGCTAGGGTTCTGTGATCTCGGTTATCGGATGGCTCGACATGTAGAAGGTAGTCCTTGGCAATTTCGAGAGTGCCTATAGCCATGGGTTTGCAATCGTCTAGGAGATTGAGGATGACATATACACGAGCAGGTAGCTGTTCGTCAGGAGGAACGCTTTGAATGCGCTTTCGGAGCTCAACAATCAACGGGTCTAGAAGACGTTCGATGTCAACTTTGGCCATGACTTCACCTCCTCGGAGAGAGCTTTCACGATTCGGTCGAGTTGCTCTTTTGACTTGAGTCCGAATATCGAAATGTATCTCGGAAAAACGAGCACATTGTGTCCAGCGACAGTGACCGTTGCACAGTTCGTATATTCGGGTGTGTAGATGGCGCCATGCTCTGCAAGAGCCTCAATGTCGATGGGCTCGTCGACGTAGACCCCTGCAGACAGCAGCGTAACGCGCGTCTTCGGCTCTGGCAGCTTGCCAACGTACTTCTCGAGCTCCTTAGTAGCTTCTCGTACGACATCACCATAGTTGAGTGTCTTCAGTCCGTGAAGTATCACCTTACCTGTCCTGTAGATCTGCATGTAGTACTTCCAGTAGTACTTCACCGCCGGAAACGTCCACGGATCATACTCCGCCAGACCTTCCGGTAGCTGCTCGTAGATGTACTCGAGGTCGAATATCACATCAGGATACTCGACCAGCACGTTCACATTGTTGATGACCACTTTCACCGTTTCGACCTCCTGATTCTATCTAGTTGACGTAACAACAACACTCTCTCGGGCGCTTGTAAGTGTAGCCCGCACGCGCACACAGCAATCCAATAGTTGACCCGTTTCCTCTTGAATATCGTGAGCCGTCGACCGCAGTTTGGGCATCGACACCGATGTGCCTCTTCTACTTCTCGCTTAAAGGTATTTGCACCGAACCCCATTTTCCTCGACATAGCAGAAAACCTCTCCGTCGTAACCACTTCCGTCCGCAGACACAGCGAATTTCTCGGGTCTCCTTGCTACAGACGAGACGTCGTCCGCATATACACTGGAACGCAAACGGAAAGTGCGTCTCTTCGAGCTGTCTAAATCGCTCAATCGAGATCGGCATCGGACCTCACCTCTGTTCCGCCTTCTAACGTAACCTTTACGGAGTACTTGTCAGAACTTCCGGATACTTTGCGTAACACGCGAAGTGCCTCCAGGAATTCTTCTGGAATTTCCACTTGATGATAAACGATAGCGGTTTTGGTTTCGAGCGGCTCATTGAAACGCTTCAACTCAATCTTGAGTTGCAACATCACGTTTTTCTTCACTCTTTTCACCTCCTAATCGGATTACAGTATCGGGAATCAGTCCGAGTATATTTTCGAACTGCCTTATGATGAAGGCTCTGAACTCGGGATTCGTGCTTCGCACACCATCTGCGACGAGAGGCAGTGGCTCGCAGTAGAAGACAATCTTCGTGCCCTTCATGGACTTGTAGATGCTCCACGCGTCGAAGATCAACTCCTCGAATTGCCTGTCGGAGAGGCGTCCAACACTGTACAGATACGTCGTATAAGGTATTGTGTCCAATGAGCATCTATCCATGACGACAATCTGGGCATTGTAGTCTCGCAATACGTCATTGGCACGATAATAATTCAGAATCCATCGCTGTGTCATGTAGCCTCCCTGTTCATTTAACGGATACGGGCACTGTCGGGCACCTTCAGGGCGCAAGGCGACTTCGAAGCCTGCCGCCTTTAGCACTCTGTAGACGAGTGTTGCACGAGTCGTCTTTCCACTACAGTGTGGCCCCATAAAGATCAGACGCTTCATACTTCTCACTCTCCAACAGCAACAACTTCAGGTGTACCTTCGTGAAGGTAAACGTCACATCCGGAAATCGTAAAGATCCGTCTGAAGAGATGCCATTTCAGTGCTCGACAAACTCTTCGTTCACGCTCTTCGCGCTCTCTTTCGTCAGAGCTCAACGCCTGCAAGTGCTGTCGATACAAGTAATGCCAGTCCACGAGCAGCCACCTCGGCGTTATGTTGCGTTCATGTAGCTTCATCAAGGCTCGTAACAGTCTTCGCTTTAACTGTGGCGTCAGCTTCACTTCGACGTAGTTGTTGCCTTCAAGCATCACCAGTATGGTTTCCTCGTCAAGCCTGTTCACATTAGACTTCATCGTCAAGCTCCTCTTTCATCAACTCATTTATGCAGTCGACGCAGTAGCCCTTGTTTATCGCCCAATCCCAGTAACTCAGCATCTTTCCACACCTCTTGCACGGACGAGGTGGCAAGTCCAGCTCCTGTATCTTCTGCTTAATCGGATCCCACAGGGAGTCCGCCTCATTAATGTTACAGGCAACGTCCAATGCCTCCATCAGCAATTCTGCTAGTCGCTCAGCCTGCTCCCTGTACCACTCTTCGTAGTCGAACTCATCTGCTTGCTTCATGGAACTCATTTCTCCTCGCAGCGCCAAATCCAATACAGTGCTCGTAACACTGCAAATACGCATGCAGCAACCTGCATAACTTTGGCAGGGATCTCACCAAAAGCGACACCTAAAGCCCAGCTTCCTAACTTCCCAACTATGCATATGACGATGACTTCTTCCAGAGCTCGCCCAATACAACTCTTGAGTATCTTACGTCCTTCCCTTACCAACGTCTTCGCCAAGATCTTCAGAAACTGTCTGAACGTACGGTCACTCAAGCCTCTCCCTCCTTTTCATCTCTCGATACGCACACCACGCAGTGAACAGCAGCCATCCGAACAGTACGACTACTGCGGCATACGGATTGACTTCTGCAACTAGCAGTGCAAGTGTCATACCAATGAGGTTCGCTCCGAAGAACTCTACTTGTGGCAGTAGACCTTTGTCTTCGCGAATTTCCTTGACGATTTCTCGTAGCCAGGCTACGACCTTCCTGATCACAAGTCCAGCCTCCTTGCGACGAGCCTCGCAGCCAATTTCAGCTCTCTGATGGCTTCCGCGTCAGTCTCGTCCACCTCAGCAAGACGTCTGATGATTTCCATGGCGAGCTCTCTCACACTGGGTACTCTAGCCTCACTCTTATCCTTGAAGTGCGGACACTTGTCCTTCCGAGGATTGTACTCACCTGTGAAGGCACAGACCCATCCGACGCGTGAATGCGAGTAGTAGTAACACTTCTCACAGAGCATTCCAGAACTCCCTCCACGGTACGTTGTCGTCCAACTTACTGACTAACCAGTTGCGACCTTCCGCGTACACGATCTGTAGGCATCCGCTTCTCTCTAGCTTTCTGGCCACCCTGAAGGCAAATACTTCAGGATGGTAGTGCCATCGCTTGAGGTATTTGTAATACCGATACGACGACCGCTTTTTGTTGTCGCTTACGCCGCCGAACAGGTCCACGATTCTGATGCGCTTGCTATGGCGTCGCCTCAGTTTCGAGAGGATCTTCCGTATCAGTCTCATCTCGTCCACTACCATCCCTCCAGATTAGGCATACGTAAACGTATCCACTCATGGGCATCCGGGGCAGTTATTATTAGAGCGCCTCTTACAAACATGGCGATCGACGCATACTTCCAGTCGTTGCGCCTGAAGAAATCAATTACAGTCTCACGGTCCCGCTGAGTCTTCGCAATGACGGCTTCCGTTCTGCCTCGTTTCCAGCCGACGATTACCCAGACTAACAACCTTCCACTCCCCCTTTACGCGTAGTCCACATTTCGGACAGACATACTCATTCACCAGGACAGTGTTACCCCAACCTCTTGCTTCGACGTCTTTCCGCACACAGACCATTTCAGATCCGCAAAACGGGCACCATGGCATCACCCTCACCACGTAGGCATGCCTTTCTGTCGCATCCACTCTTCGCTAACGCGTCTGATGACTTCGTTCTCGGGTAGCCGCTCAGCATTTTCAATGAGTGCTCTACGAATTGCCTCCTTCAGGGTCGTCGACGTCATGACTATCGAATGATAGTCTATTTCGGTCTCCTCCTTCTTCAGTGCTCTCTGAACGTGATGCTCGCAGACGTTACGTCCGGCAATGAAATACTTGGCCTTACGGTCGCAGAACTCACATTTGAGAGTTTCGGGTACTCTTACGGGTCTGATCTCCTCGACGTCGAGCTTCTGTGGTTGCTTGTCCTTTGTAAAGTAGCGTTTGCATCTCGGACAGCTAACCGGCTCATCGACGCGAGGCGTCCATTCGTGGCCGCAGAAAGGACACTTATACTTCACGATCTCACTCCCCTAGAATCTGGCCGAGAAGGTTGGCCAATTCGACTTTCCCGGACTGAACGTACTGTTCGCGCAGCTCACGGATACGTGCCTTCCACTGTTTGAAGGCGAGGCAGTAGCCACGCCAGTCGAAGGACTCGCGAAAGAACTCTGCATCAGTCGGATGCGGTACTCTCAGACTCATCAGATGACACCTCTCGAACTACACGGGGCATAGCTTGAATGGACGAAACGATGATGCTTGCCGCAATGTAAAGAGCAAAGCCGAATAGTGACAGGGCAACCTTGACCTTTTTGAGCGTAAGCTTCACTTCTCCGAAAGCCTTTCGCATACTATCCACCTCCTATAGCCACCATGTAAGCAGCATCCACACTAGCACTGCTCCTTGAATGATTGCCGCAAGGAGACTCGTCACAGCTTCCTCCTTCCAGGACTTTCTCAGGTCTCTCTCAGTCACGATTCTGAACAGAGTATTTGTAACGTTCAGGCTGACACCTGCAATAAACCAGCCTGTGAGGAAGATTTCCAAAGGCGACACCATCTCACCTCCATCTAAATGTTATTCGTTCAAGCTTCTCATAGAAGTTCTGAGCTTCTCGGAGTGCAGCCTGATTACCTTGTTGACGTAGAGCACGCAAGGCTATGCCCAGCAGCAGAACCAGCTGCAGACTTTCTTCGCCTTCGAATGTCACGTGCAGGTTTCGTCCGTCAGAGTAACCTCGCATGTACACTCACCTTCGAACGGACATACATATGGACAGTGTCTACAAGCCTCAGGATGCACGAAGCACTTCAGAGCAGGACACCACTTTACGGACATCATAACCACCATGTAACGACGATCCATGCGAGGATGATGCCGTGGAATACGGCTGACACGAGATCGTAAAGGAAGTCTGACCTCCATGAGGGGTCGAAGTCTCTTTTGGTGAACTTTTGAAGTGCGGATACTGCGTGAAGTGCAGTGGCGCTTGCAAACCAGCCTGTGAGAAACGGCTCAAGGAGAAGCATCGCGTTCACCTCCTACAACACGTGCCTTGTAGGGATCGATTCCTGCGTCACGGAGAGCTTCGACAACTGCACAGTAAATGCAGTCGCCTGCATTACGCCATTCGATGACTGGCCTCTCAGACCAGCTAGACGGACGCCTTTCGATGGCGTCACGCAGAATCATCCTCCAGTCAAGCCGAGCTAACAATTCTATCAGGCGCATTCAAACACCTCGGAGAGGAGTCTCATAACACCGTCTTTTACGGAAGTTGACCAGGAGAATGATGGCTTAGGAGTCGTCACGCTATACTCAAAACGAGACAGATGATACTTATATTTCAGGTCAAGATTCGGATGACGCAGACAAAAATTGCGGAAGATGTTCAGGATGTCGTTAACCGACGTTTGAACTCCTGTGCAGATGAAGGCTTCTTGAAGGTCGGACTGCGCGAACCGAATGATGTTCCTGCAGGCGTCATCTACATGAATGAAATCTCTTGTTTGGTTACCGTTACCGTAGACGTGTAGGACACCGCCTCGCTTGAGTGTCTTGACCCAACGTGCGATTAGATCGTCCTTCAGACGAAGGTAGTTGCTGCCGCCGTAGACGTGTGACAGGTAGAAGACGCGACCGTTGAGTTGTTTCACGACACGTGATGCGGCTCTTTTCAGGCAGCCGAAGAGGGTGGAGGGTGGATCGAACGAACTGGCAAACAGCAAATCGATGCCGTGGACGTTGCAGATCTCTGCGATCTGAGCTGTAGCATAAAGGTTGGTGCGTAAAGAGGTTTCGATTTGCGCACAAGTGTCAGATGCGGAGACAGCTGCAAGATGAATGACCATGTCGACGTTGGAGATGGCCTGCTCGATGCTGTCGAAGTCGGTGATGTCGTGGCCAGATTTGATGTCGTAGCTGATGAACTCCCAAGAAGCAGGGAAGAAGCGTCTGAGGTTGCTGCCGATGTAGCCTTCGCCACCTGTAACAAGGACCCTCATGTTCTGGTACCTCGGAACTTAGGGTTCTACAAGAATACTGTCTTCATCATCATCAACTGTTCGGTTAATTTAATCTCCGAACATCTATTTAAATGTTTTGCTCTTGGAGCGCTTCACATAGCACAGCTCAAGGTAGACGCAGATGCCCTGCTCAACGAGGTGTATCTGATCACTGCCGACCTCACGCTGAATTTCGCAGCTAGCTGCCACCTCGACATCGTCGATCGTGAAGCCGAGAGTCTTCGCATAGCGTGCCAACATGTTCAGTTTGCGTTCCACTTCCCTGAAGCTCAAACCGCTCACCTCCTAGCTTACGACAGTGAAGCCGTGCTTGTTAGCCTCATGCACGAGAGCTTCAAGTGCAGCAGCCCTAAAACCAGCATCTTCGAGATACTGATGAATCTGCTCGATTGCGGCATGCAACGCCACGTAAAGCGTTCCCACAGTCACATGCTTCTGATTTTTCACCTTAGACAATATCGGTACGGGTATGTATGCGAAAGCCACTACGCTGGCCAGAAGCCTACCATGTGCCTTCTTGATGTCCTCGTCATACTTCTCTGCTTCCTTCAGCACCTTCTTGACCTCTTCCTGTTGCCTCATTACAGCCTTAAACCACTCCTTAGGATCCATCCACGTCACCTCCAAATAACTGTCGGACGGCTTCTTCGTTGTCCCAGACGTCATGCACGAGAATCAACGTTCGCTTCTCATTTACAACCTTGATGGCTCGCACGACATCCGTCGTATCAACGGTCCATACGAGTAGCCCACTCTGGAATCCTTTGAAGCCACTCTCGACATCGAACTCGTATTCGACCTTCGGAACGTTGCCGTCCTGATCCATGTAGACCGTTGTCTTGATCTTTTCGAGGCAGACATCGAGCTCAAATTCCTCGACTCGAACGAGATCATGCCATGGCTTACTACGATACATGCGGAGGAACTTCCGTGCTAGGTGTCGTGACGAGAACGCACCGACAATGTGGTAGTCTGAGTAGACGCCTTCTGTCACCAGCACGACGAAGGGACGGCTTCCATCGACGAACCATGCATTGCATTCCTCGCAGTGGTAGTGCCCACTCAACAACTTCTTGGCCTTCGCTCCGCAGTACGGACAGTGAACGTCTTGGACTCCGTCTGGATTGTATCGACCCGTGATTACCTTCATTGCGTCACCTCCTAGGCTCATACCTTGGACATTTTGCTGACCTTGCTAGCCTCTTCGGAATCCACTTCTGCCACTTCCCGCCATAGAAACAGCCAATGTGCGGTCCTCGCCTTTGACTCCAACGACACGTCAGGCAGCATTCCGCCGTCATTGCTAGACCTGTCGATAGTGGACGCCTATACGACGCATAGACGGGCTCTTGTCCGTGCGCTTCGCACCACATTTCGTATGCCTTACGCGACAACGAATCGGCAAGCTCATTCCGCTCACGCGGAATCCACGTCCACGTGATGTTCTCGAACTCTTGCGCTAGTGCAGCAGCTCTCTCGTACATCGAATAGTACAGCCCGCTACGTGCTTGCCATCGACCAGACATTATGTTGACCAGTAGCTGACTGTCACTGTAGACGACGATCTCAGTTCGTTGCAGCCCTAGTCCTCGTAGCAGCTCGAGTGCCTTGACTGCCGCTGCAAACTCCGCAACATTATTGCTCATGTCCTTACCCGAGCCGACAACACCATATGATGTCATTATCTGCTTGCCGTCCTGGAAGATAGCAACACCAAAACAAGCAGTTCCACCAGGATTGATAGGTTCACATAATCCATCGACATAAACCTCGATTTTCACGTCTCTCCCTCCATAATGACTATCAGAGCCGACCTTCCACATTTGTTACAGTAAACGTCTGCAACACGTCGCCTGATCAGCTTGTCGTAGTATACGTGATAGGTTAGCTCTTCGTCAGGTGCTCCACAGAATGGACAGTACAGTCTAGTCATCGTCATACCTCCTTGTCTGTGCAGAAGGTGAAGTCGAACGCCCACCGAATGTGCTTGCAGCACAATACTGGGCATCGTAGCCGACGTTTCCGTTTGACATCTGGACCTGCAACATACACATCCCTCAATACGTGCAGTAGCCGTCATCATAATGAGGACATGTCTCGCACCGACTACTGTCGACAAAGCCGCCAACTATCGGACACCACCTCAGCTCTGAGAAGCCGTGCACCTCATAAGTGGTGCCTGGTTGCTGCCAGCTATAGATCACCTGTCGAGCTGCTTTCTGCCGCTTCGCTTTCTGTAGTTCTCGATATGCGTCGATTAATTTGCTAAGCTCGACAAGCTCACCGTCGACCTCTACGAGCACAGAACTGGGCTTGGTACGCAATCCGTCCTTTGCATCGAAGTAAATCTCTGTGTGAGTTGCACGAATGATGATGTCTAAAGGTGCAACGTCACTCAGACCCATTTGTCTCTTCCTCCACTATTCGTAATCGGCCGGAGCGGTAAAGGCTCCAAAGCTCTGCTTGTATCTCGTCGTTCACTCTGACTTCCAGACGCTTCAGTGCCCGCTCGATAGGATAACACCCGATAGGGTCGTCTGCGATTAACAGCTTTATCTCGTCAATCTTCTCCTTAATTTGCTCAAGTTGCTTCAGGTTCATGCATCTCACCTCCAGTTTCGGGGCCGATGAGTCCTATCCTCCTGCCCGTCTGCCAGGAGGAAGAGCGGTTTAGCTGCAAAGTGACGGGTCGCTGTGCTCTTCTCGGACTCATCGGCTCTCCCGCTTACCATTCAAAAGTGCATTCGCACTTAGAAACTTACGACTTAGAGTAGCGATCACTTCTCCGCCGTAGACCAAGACAACCTTATTGACGCCTGTCTTAAAGCACTCTTCTACGTCGAGTACGATTCGATCAGGCATTCTCTTAACAATCTCCACGGTCACTCACCCCTTACCATCCACTCCAACCACAATTCGGGCAGACAAGATAGACACCGCCTAACGGGTCCTCTTTGAGCGTGCTACCGCAGATGGGACACAGCTCACCGCTGTGTTCGGGCCACTCGTCGAGAGGCATCATTTCCAGCAACCGTCTTATGTTCTCGTTCATCTTACGCCTCCTCCACGCCCTATACAGCCAATCAACAAGTGTGAACAGTGCAAAGTTAACGATGACGGCTACTAGCACTTGAACTCGACCCGCTCGACTTGCTTTCGTATCAGCTCTTTGAGCTGCTCGATGCCTTCGATGTCTGTCGAGTCACACTTTGCACAACGTATCTCGTCATAGACGACTTTGCTATAGACACCTCCTGGATCGACATCGTCGAAATCCATTTCGGCATCTCCGTCTTTCACGTATATGATATCATTCACGCAAAAGTCTTGATAGACGGTTCCACTGAGAATGAAGCTACGACTTCCGCACTTTCTGCATCGAATCACACTCGTCCACCTCCTTGAGCTGCAATCTCACATACGGCTCGCCTGCCAGCTTCGACAGAAAGATAATGTAGCGTCCTTTCTTGATGATGATTCCACCACCGAAGATACGTTGCACAGCTGTCACCTCGGAAATAGAAGCACGGCTTCTCCTGCGTAGTCTCTGTAGATAAACTTACCATGAAAAGGGCATCTCCAAACTTCTTCGTAGGGTTGTCCTCCGAGACGCTTCACCAGCTTGAGTTGCCTGCCACATAACGGGCAGAACACGTCAGACACCTCCCGTGATCTTCTTGCGGATGTACTCGAGACGACACTTCTGACTGCAGAACGCGTGGTTCTGCGTGAACACGCTAGGTGGCTCAACAAGTGGCTTGCCGCAGTTCCCACACCGGTGCATGTGAAGTGCACGCATGTAGGCCTCGCACTGCGTAACAGGCGGCCTAATACGTCGATTTCTATGTGCCAGACAATGCTCGGTTACTCGAATGACTTTGCCGTAGCGATTCGTCTCGTAGACGCGATAGCAGTAAATGCACGACGGACACAGATGCGTCATTTCTTCTCCTCCACAAGGTACTCCTCGAGACCGAGCTCCTTGATGACCTCGACGATTTCGCTTTCGGAGATTTCACCGAGCTGAAGTACATCTCCTGCAAAGTCGCAGGCTTTCTCCGCTGCCCTCTTTATCTGCTTTGGATCGAAGACTATTTCGGGCTCACCTGAGACAATTTTGGACGTAAGTGCGAGTGTTGATGCACACGCACCCAAAACAAATGCAATTTTCAGTTTTCGCTCACTCACGGAACTCCACCTCCACGTTAAACCAGTTACGAAGGTACTCCTTAAGCTGTTCGAGATCCTCGATGTCGCTGCTACCGCACTTAGCACAGACAATTCTGTCGTAGACGAGCTTACACTTGCACTTATCGGTGAACGAACCCAAGTAGATGTGTTCATCGAACTCGTCGACTACTGGCGACTCTGCGATGTACCGTCCGAATAGTTTCAGGGTCGTGCAACCACACTTTCGACAACGGATCATGTGTCCGACTCCTCCACGAGCGCTTTCTAAAAGCAGACCTCTTTCGGCTTCGACCAGCCGCTGTCTCGGTAAAATATGCGCGACATGAGATAGCCTGAGTCAGCCTGCAATATTAGTTTCGCCCACTGCTCTTTGTGCTTGCCACAGTTGCACATAACGACTCCGTCAGGAGGAATCTCCAATATCACACACGGATAGTTATCATGGTCATGACATGGTCTACGAATCCTGTAGTGGAGCTCGATGCGCAGTGTGCCGTCACGCTTCTTGAATATCGTGATGCCATAGTCGTCATGCGCTAAAGATAAGACGCCTCCAGTCTCGGTAATGGTACCGAACTCTGTATCGACTTTATCGATTACGCATCTTACCTTGACTGTAGTTTTCACTCAGTCCACCTCCATGTCGCCTTCTAAAGGCTCTTACGATCTTCCGTATCTCGTCGACGTCCTGTTGAAGCTCCTCCATACCGAAGTCGTCTACATCAATCAGAGGTTTTCGCATCATTCCACCTCCCAGAGGTCTGCAAAGAAGCGTAGCAGTGCTGCAGGATCAAGTCTGTCCTCTGAGACGACGTAATACTCGGTTAGTATTCGTACGGCCTTAAAGATGGCATCGTCGAGCTCTTGATAGCTTGCCTCGTCATGTCGCTCTTTAACCTTCAGTGCAGCCTTCTCAACTGCACGGACAGCCTCGATCACATCCTCGATGTTACGATAGTACATTTCACTTGCCTCCGAAGAGTGCCTCTATCGGAATCATGTGCAGGACTTCTGCAAGTCTAGCCCTAATAGCATTCACGAAAGACTCATCGTCATCATTCTTGGGTAGCCTCATTGAGCAGCCCTGGATGTACTCCTCGCCCTTGTAGTTAACCTCATAGAAAATGAAGATCAGTGCTCGGCGTGCCTTGAATGCTCGCTTCAGATGCCAGTCTAGCACTGCCTGAGAGTCGCCTTTTATCTGTTCGGGTAACTTCTCAAAAGTCAGAGACAAGGCTACCACCTCCTGACTGCCGGTGAGAGAGGTTTGCTCTCTCACTCGGCCAGAAAGGCTCCCTTGAAGTGTTTACCCCCGAAAAGATTACGGTGTTTGCGTATTTAAAGTTTGCGGATGATGCCGCAATTTGGGCATTTGTAGTAGCGGCGGCCGAGGCAGATCATGGGCACTTTGCATCTCGGGCAGAGGTGCTCGGAGAAGTAACCTCTGACTTCTGTTGGAAGGTGCGGCTTTTGGATCTCGCTCGGATAGATGAAGTGTCGTCCGAGGAATCTCTGTAGGCTGCGACGGCGAATCTGGATGATGCAGCCGTCTTCGGTTTGGTAGACGAAGACGCCTTGGTGTTCGCCAAGGAACTTCGAAATACGGACGCTATACAACGGGCAGCCGTCGAACCATCTAACGGTGATAGATCTTGGAAAGTTCTGCGGGTTCTTCAATACGTAGCACCTCAGGGTGTAGACGCATGTATTCGAGGATAGCGTCGATGAGCTTGTGACGTGCGCAGACGAAATTGACGGTGCGAAAGCCGCCGTTAGTGAGACGGATCTTCACTTTCATGGAGACTCCACCTCTGCGACTGGAACCAGCGAGACAAATCGGCCTTCGAGGAAGCCTTCCTGTAGCAGGATTCGCAGTGCGCGCTTAAGTCTTTTCTGCCACCACTGATAGTAGAGCTTGTCACGCTCTTCAGGCGGTAAACCACGTATCTTGCGCAGGAGATAAGCTTCTCGAACATTCCTACCCAGCAGGTAGGCTTTGCGGCTTCTGTGTTCAGGTTGCTCTATCGTATAGACGACGGTGCCATCAAACGCCTGAACGAGTAGCTTGTTGCGCAGGTAACCGTGCACTATGCAGCACGTCTTCACTTTGCACTTCGAGGCTATCCTCTCGAAGTCTTCCCAATGTTCAAGGCGGACTTCTGGCACGAACACGGTCTGTCACCTCCTCATGATGAGTGCTACAACTCTATCCTTTTCGAGAGCACGCGCTACGAACTCATCGAAGCTCGAGTACACCATCGAATCAGTCGATCCTTGCTGCACCTTCCAGTCTGCAAAGGCCTTCCTGTCAACTAGCGTTAGCTCATCATCTACCCGTACGAGTGCTGCTATGACTTCCTGTAGCCGTCCAAGCAACTGCCGCTTTGTCTCTGCATCGAACGTATCGGTCCACGGAAAGATCACTTCAACGTCATCATAGAAGTCAGTCCCACAGTTCACAAACTTCATGGTTTTCCCTCCTCAAACAGCTCCTCCGCCATTTCATGTAAGTCCTGTAACAGGTTAATCCAGTAGATCTTGAAGTCCGGCAAGAGTGCCTGCAAATCAAAGCATCCATTCATCACGTCGATTGCACGCTTCGACTTGAAGTCGACGATCACACAGTTCCAGTAGTCGACACGTATGACGTCCTCTTCGAGCTCATAGTCCGTCTCAACACCCCGTCTTTTCGCATCTTCAATCACTTCACGGATGCAGTCGACGGACTGCTCTCTCAGCACCTGCATGATCGCCGAATAGTGCGCATATATCCCGTAGATCTTCCCATTGGGCAGTCTCACTGTCGCCGTCATATATGTCATCGCATCGTCCTCCTCATCGCATCAAGTAGGCGCTTCGCATCCGCCTTTCCGACAAGCTTCTCCTGACGCGCCCGCAACTTCAGCGACTGTGTCACCGTCGGAAACTGTATCGTTGGCTTCACTTTCATCTGTCTCATTTTCCGTCTCCATCTTTCCTCTACACGTTGCCATTCATACTTCAAACACATCACCTCGGGAGGCGACCGTCTTGATCGCCTCTATCCGAGGCAGAAAAGTAGAGGGAGATTAGGCGTCATTCTTTGCCTTCCAGCGTTTCTTGAGCACCTTCTGAATGATCGTCCAGATTCCGTACCACGATGTGTGCTCAATCAGTGCCTCGATATTCGTCTTGGCATCCTCTAGAATCTCGTCCAGTATCTTCGGATCAACTTGCTTCGCCAATTGCACCTTGCTTTCAAGCGAGAGATGCTTGTGTATTTCAGTCGTAATCTCACACATCGTATCGATGACATCCTCATCCAACGGATTAATCGGCATCCGACTCACCTCCACAGACGATTTCGTAGTATGTCTCGGTCACAGTTCGAGTCTTAGGCACAAGCTTACATCCAGGTAGCTGCTTGATGCCGTAAATCTCAATCTCGATGCCATTATACTGTCCAGTGTATGTGGCACCGTACGAATCCGTGTCCTTCCAAAAGATTATGCCGAGCTTACGCGACAATTCGTGCGCAACGCGGAAGTCAAACGTCCGAATGTAAACCTTCGTGCTTCCGAATATCGCTTCGACGGGCCGTTCGAGTATCTGGAGAATCTTGAGCTTCAGTTCATAGGCTCTCAGTATTCGACGACGCTGCTCTTGCAGAAGCCTGATGTCACCTTCGAATTCACGATTGATTTCCTTCTTGAGCGCACGCTTCCAGTTCATTCTTCCACCTCCTCAACTGAGGCTTTATCTGGATGCTTCAACCCAAAGTACACTCCAAGTGAGAACGTGTAGATGACAAGGTTGGATAGGAACTCTGCCATCGCTTTGCACCTTTCCCAGTCGCCGTCACACAGCACAGTTACTGCTTGCGAAAGGTGCTTTGCATGACTCTCCATGCTGTCACCAGTCTCCTCGAGAGCCTGCTTGAGCGCATTGTAGAAGCCACCCTTATAGCGTATTCCCTTCATTCTCTCACCTCCCGGTCTTCGAGCTTCGTCGACAGCACTTCAGCGAGGCGTCCCTGGAACCAGTCGACGAGATGCTGATCGGCTATGCAGTCCTGCAGTGGTCTGTAAGCCTCTTTGCGGCCAGTAACATACACGTACCATGTCTGCAAATCGTTGAGTGGCGTCTCAGCAACATCCGACGAAATCACGAGCACACAACGCGGTCTGAATCCACCTTTCGGTCCGACACGAAGCGTAAAGAATCTCTGTCTAATTGACAGCTTGAGGAAGTTCTCATCGACATATTTCGTCCGCGCAACGATCAGCAGCGCAGTCGGCCAGTCGAACGCACTGAAGCAAATCGCAGCATACCTATCAGGAGACGTTTCCAACACGTAGATGTTTGACAGCTTGTAGGCCTCGCTGACTTTCTGCAGCTCGTTCGAAATATTCGTTAGTTTCTGCTCGTCGAAGTCCCATATGAGTATGTGCTTGTCTCCATCCACTTCCGATGATACTCCATACGTTAGCTCCAAAACGGTCACCTCCTGAAGACAATCAGACGACCCAGCCACCCGAGGAGATGGTTTGCCCTCCTATGAAAGGGCATCTCTAAGCAACCCCAGTAAGTGATATGCTTCACGAATTAGTTGCGTAACACCGCACGCTGAACAGTAGCGGTATGTTACGTTTCGCTTGTCTACTCTTCGCAGTTCGCAGAATAGATAATCGCCTTCAGGTATGATGCAACCACATAAGGAACATTTGGTGTCACATACAGCTCGTTCTTTCCAGAACACTCCGATTACCTCCTCGGAGGCTTAGTACTCTCACAACTTTCTATTAGCCAGTCAACAATTCGTTTAGGTGCTATCACCTCAAAGGAATCTACGACTTCCTGTGTCGGACTACTCGGCACTTTTGTTGTCAGGTAGAACACCGGAGAAAATCGTGCTTCAGTATCCTCGACTATGTAGAGTCGCATGCGCTCCGTCAAATCTGTCCACCTTCGAATTTCGATTTCGCCATCTCGCGTATCACCTTATTGCGCTCAAGAATGTCCTTGGCCAGATCATCGGATTCGTCCGCATAGTCGCCCCAATCTTGCTCGTAGACGTAGCACGCCAACCACTTAAACAGAGTGTCCTTCGACACGAAGATGCAAACTTCGTCGTCCTTGCCGAGGAACTTATCGACAAGTGTTGCTATCTCACGCTTGAGACGCTCTAGCTGCTGAGCAATCAGCGCAAAGAATTCGTCCAGCGGCATTTCACGAGTCTTACCATTAACCGACATAACGATTCGCACCTCGGAGAGAGGCATCTCAATCCATTCATCGGATTCGGGCACTCTGATCACCTCCTACGAGCTCGCAGAAGCCTCATGATGAGTTTACGCTCTTCACGCGTGAATCCGCGATGACGCAGAAACGTCGAAACACTACGCAGATTCCGTACGCGAATTCGCCTTGCCAACCACTCCACGAATCGTTTACGGTCGACGTAGTAGAAGTAGCGTGTGCCTTTTCTTGTTCCGAACCACTTCGTTTGACGAAGTCGCCTTGAACGAAATGTTACGTCAAAACGCTTCACGGCATCACCCATCTCATGGATGACTTTCGAGACATGTGTTGCATCGACTCCAAGTGCTTCTGCAATCTCGTAATTCGTTGCGCCACCGGCCGTCTCCAGATACTTGAGAATCTGCTTCCTGAGGCTCATTACAGCTCGCCTGTGAAGACACGTAGCATGGCCATGAAGTTGTCGGTCAGGTCGAACTCTATGCCGTACTCCTTACGTAGCTCGTCGTGATACTCATCGATGACCTTTGCGCGCTCCCTAGGTGTCTTTGCTTCTAGGTATCTGTCCTCATACTTGGCAGCGACGCGGATGCCGGTGACCATCTTTTCGGCCTCTTTCTTGATTTTTTCCACCGTCCACTTCTTGCCTGTCGGTGTAACAACAGTCCA